CACAGGCACCAACACCATCACAGGCGTATCGAATATCTCTGGCGTGCAGGTCGGCATGGTGCTGGCCGATTTTTACGGGATTCCGAATTCGCCCGTGACGACTGTGACTGCGATCAATGTGAATCCCAACATCACTTTTACGGGAAACACGACCTACGGCAGCACCAGCATTACTTCAGTCTCATCGACTGCCGGATTGCTCGTCGGTCAGCCCATCACTGGCGACGCACTTTATGAAGGCACGTTCATCACGAACATCTCCGGCTCGACCGTCACAGTATCTCAGGGCGCGTCAGAAACGGCCACTGCCACGCCGTTTCAGGTGGTAGTGGGGAATTCGATCACCATGAGCGCCAACGCCACGGAGAGCGCGACAGAGACGATTTATGCGGTAGGGTATGTCTCGGGAAATCAGGGCAACGGGTTTTACGCACAGCCGCTTGCGAACGTAGCAGGAAATTCGACCTTGCAGGCGCAGATTTATCCAATTCTCTCCGGGCTGGTTCAAAGAAACTCATCGCAGACCCGGTATCCAGACCGCGTAGCGTGGTCGGCTCCCAATGCCTACGGGTACTTCGATCCCAACTGGCTTACGTCTCCTGGCGGTTATAACACGCTAGCTGAGGCGCGAGGAGTTGTATCGGGCCTGACGGTGATCGAAGGTGTCTTGTTCGTCGGGCACAACGGCGGCGAGACGGAGACAACCCCCACGGCGGGAAGCTCGCCGGTTCCGTTCGCTTTCTATCCTCTCTGGTCGTCGGATCAGGGGGTTCTTGTCCGTTACGGATCGATGGCGCAGTACGGGACGACATGCTGCTTTCTTTCAAACGACACGGCCTACATGCTCAACCCCTCCGGCCTGACGCCCATCGGCCAGAACATCGGGAACCTCTTAGAAAATTGTTCCACGTGGAACAATGGCAATTTTCCTCTGCAAGGTCTTTACGGCTCGATTGTCGTCATCGAGGGGCAGATGCACTACCTCATTGCTCTGTCGGCGGATGATTGGGATTTTCAGGCGAATGGAAATGCTTTCCGCTCAACCACGGTCTTTGACTACAACCTGAGCGAGAACTCGTGGCACCAGTGGAACTATTCAGGACTCACTTTGACTTGTCCTCTTTACCAGACATTCGACCAGGCGCAATACACGCCGAACTCGACAGCCTTGAATACGCAGATCGCCAAAGATTCGTGGATTCTTGGTAGCTTCGATCAGACCTCCGGCGGAAATGACTTAGCGATGATCCAGGAGGTCGCTACACTCAACCGGCAGATTGCAATTCTGGTGCAGAACCCGGCGCAGCCGAGAAACGCCGGGGCAACGCTCGCTTACCAGTTCCGCACCGAAACTCCCTCGATTGCCCGTATGCAGTCGGAGCGCCGTATCCTGATCGAATACGAAAACCTAGCCTCAATCTCAGGGTTAGGCTTCACACCGCAACTGACTTTGACCTACACGGGCCAGCAAGACCCGACAGTACAGACTGGGTTGGTTGTCCAGCAGCAGACTTCGGTACAGCCACTCCAGATCAACACGCAGTTTCCGGTTTCGGGGCAAGTTCTGACCGCGCAGGCTGATTTTTCGACGTTCACTGGCGTCTGCACTTCGTTGGGCATTTCGGCAAATGAGGGTAGCGGAAATTCATTTGTCTCGCTGGTGCGTTTGACGCAAGTTGCATCCGTAGCGAAAGGAGAGGTGCCATGAGTTCGCCGGCCTATCTACCGAATACGAGTCCCAAAAACAATTCGACCGCGCAGATCAGGCGCAGGGTCAATGACGCCGTTTCTTCGGTCGCTCAGAATATACAAGAGAATCAGGCGACACAGCAGGCGGTTTCGACTCTCGCTCCCCAGGTCAAGGCACTTCAGGCGCCTAGTTCTCTCTATGTCGTCGGGGCGCAGATTCACACCACGGCAAATGCGGGAGGGGCTTCGGCTCTGCCCGCTACGCCTGCCGGATATACGACGGTCCAGATTAACGGGCGCTCTTATAAAGTGCCTTTCTACGAGATTTAGGGGTAGGATTCAAGCATGTACACGCTCGGTCAAATCGTCTCAGGCATCCCGGCAAAATCCGGAGGGCGGAATAACTGGGGCACCACCGCAGACGGGTCGTTAGGCATTGTCGCGGCGCAGCAGGTCGTCATGGAGATTACCGAGTCTGCCGAGCTTGAGGAGTTGAAGTATCAGACCCCCATCCCCCCCCTGACTCCGTTGATCCTGACCGCGGGCAATCCAATCGTTCCAATCGCAACGGTCCTGGAAACCATTGGGGGCAACACCGCCTATCCGCAGTTTCAGTCGATCTCATCGCAAATTGTGGACGTGACGGACCAGTACGACTCATGGATATGGTTTTCTGGAGGCGGCTATCAACCGGGCGCGGTGAATCAGTCGGGGCGCATCCTCAAATACCGGAGAGTCCCGGCGGTCGATCAGTACACCTTTGGCGTGACCAGTTCCAATCAAACCAGCTACGGCGTAGCGCCGCCGGTTTACTTCACCCGCTTCAATCAGAACTACATGGTCGGCCCGTCGCCCAACATGGCCTACTCCTACTTTTTCCGTGTGAAGCTGAGGCACCCGTGGCCGGCGACTTCTCTTGCCTCGGCTCAGATCTTCGCTCCCGACTCGTGGATGCAGATTTTTCAGTATGCAGCCGTGTGCCAGTTGGCGCAAGATGAAGGCATTCAGGATTCGAGCATCTACAAGACGGCGGCGGATTGGCTGGAGAAGCGCAGAATGGCACCGTGGCAGTTGCGCAAATTGCAGCAAGAGAGGGATGAGCTGCATAATGAGCGCCAGATTTCAATGCGCACCGCGAAGTATACTTTCTCGTGAGGGTTTATGGCGACAGCGGCGATTCCGTTCAATAATCCGACTGGACTTTGGGGTGCGGGAAACTTCAATACGGGCGGGATGTTCTCGACTTCCTCCGGATTTACGACTCCCGGCACGGGATCGGGTGGGCCGGGTTCAATGAACTTCGGCAACACCATGAACCCCAATGCGGTGTTTGGTCCGGGAACCACCGGCTCCTCGCCGCAATCCGCATCCGCTACCGGGCAACCTGCCGCTACATCCGCGCAGCCTAACACGGCCAGCGGCACCGGCCCGACGCAGAGCGGGCAATTTGTGCAACCGTTCCAGGATGTTGGCGGCATGGATGTGTCGGGAACCAACAATCCTCTCGGCATGACCGAAGGCCAGCAATACTGGGAACTCGATTATCTCCAGAAAGCCTTTGGCCCGATGGGTCCGATGATCTACCAGTATTTGAACTCCGAGGGGGGATACAACTCTCAACTGACGCAGCAAACAGTCGATGCGCAAACCAATGCCATGCAGAAGCAGACGCAGGTTGGAGCAAACGCAATTACATCATCGCTCGCCTCTCAGGGAGTGACAGGCGCTTCATCCGGCATGGGCGATGCACTGACTGCCTACGAGAATCAAGCCACGCAGCAGCAGAACGCGATCACGGCGCAGGAATACTACAATATGTGGAATGCGTCTCAGGATCGTGAAGCGGCGATGATGCAATACGCTGCGACAGCAGTCGGAACCGAGCAGGCCAATAAAGTAAGTGGCCTCGATTGGCTGACCGGCGGCGCAACGCTATTTCAGGCAATCGCCGGAACCAAGGGCGGCAGTGGCAGTTCGGGAGGCAGTATGAGTCCCGAGGAAATGATGATGCTTATGGGGGCAGCGGCCTGATGGCAACGACTCCTATTCCTCTTCCGCAGCAGGCACCTGTCACCGACTCTCCGATGCAACAGGCGGAGTACCTGCGTGCGCTTTTAGCACAGCAGGCCAACACTACGGGCATGACGCAACTCAGCCCGTCGATGAGTCCTCTGCCTCCGCAGCAGACGCAAAGACAGCAACCGGGCGCGCAAACCGTGACACCAGTCGGCGTCGGTCAGCGGGGCGTTCACCAGCGTGAGTCAATGAATAATTTGGTCAAGGCAGTCACGGGAATTGCCAACACCTTCGCTCAATATCAGGAGCAGAAGCAGAATCGGGATTATGTCGAGACCATCGGAAAATTTACTGCTGCAACCAAAGGCGTAGGGCAGGCTCAATCTCAGGTCATGCAGGCGACGCAAGCCCTCAAGAAAGACCCCAACGATCAAGCCGCGCAGGCTCAGTTGAAGCAGGGTCAGCAAGCTCTGCAGCAGAATCAGGCCATCCTGAATGACATGGCTAACGACAAGAAGGCGCACAAAATCATCACCAAAGCCTTCGGCATCGATGACAAGAACGCCGATTCTCCTGAGAGAAAGGCGGCGATGCAGGTGTTGCAGCAGCAGGGCCAGAATCCAGCCCTGTCGAAGATCAACGCGCAGATTCCGCAGACACAGCAACTCTCTCCGCAGGCACAGGCGCAAAGCCAGATGATGCAGGCGGGAGCAGTTGGAAAGCCTGCGAGCCAAAGCCAACTCATCTCGGCAGTGGGGAAGGCGGTCGATACTCAGGTCAAGCAAGGAACTGCCACAGACAAACTCGTTCCGCAACTCGCGAAGGCTGGCCTGACCATCTCTTCCGACGCTGACGGCACGCCACAGCGCAACGAAGATGGAACGCTCAAGATCGTGCCCATGACCACGGAGCAGAGGGCATTGATCCCCGCTTTGCGTTTGCAGGATGAGTACAAGCAGGCGCAGACCGATCTGATGGCAGCGCGTGCCAAGGCATCTGCCGATCCGAACAGCCCCGAGAATGTGGCACGTATGATGAACGCGCAGGCGCACGCGGTACAAGCGCAGGCGGCGATGATCCACGCGCAGAAATACCAGCCGGGGAACGCCAGCACGCCGCAGCAGATGGGCGATCTGGTCGATATGTTCCATCGCGGGGAACTCGATCCTAGCCAGTTGCCGGGATTTGGCAAAGCCCGCACGGAGTTTCTCGAAGAACTGCACAAGCGGTATCCGGATGACAACCCCGCGCAGGCGACTGAGGATTACAAGTTCGCGTCGAATGTTGGGACGCAAATGACCTTGAAGGGACTCGACAATCTTGTTGGACCTGACGGGAAAAGCGGTAACTTGCAGGAGGTCGTCAAGTCATCGAACAATATCAAGCGCACAAACTTCCCGGCGATCAACGATGTTGAAGCGTGGGCGAAGATCAATAAAGGCGATCCGAAGATGGCCGCGTACTACGCGCAGGTTCTCGAAGTGTCGGACCAGATCGCCAAAATTCTGCAAGGTGGTTCGACCGGAGCGGGAACTTCCGACGCCAAATTAAAGCAGGCTCAAGCTATTTTGAACAGCGGTTTCTCAAAAGATCAGATTAAGGGGATCGTTGACGGACTCTCGCCGCTTCTCTCTAATCGCAGAAATTCAATGATCGGCAGTAACCGCTATCTCAAGAATCAGTACGGCGGTGGGACCGATCCGGTAAAGACCGGCGACAGCGACATCGATTCTCTTCCCGATGCAAACTGATGGCGAGCACTCCGCAAATCCCGATGATCTTTCCTGACCACGGCAATGTGGTCAAAATGGTCCCCTCCGACAAGTACGACTCCATGCGCTCGAAGGGCGGAGTGCGCGCGTACAAGATGAACTTCTACTCGGAGGGTGGAGGGCAGAAAACTCTCAATGCATCGAAGTGGGTGCCTGAAAATCAGGTCGAGCACTTCCAAAAAGATTTGAAGGGTGAGTTGGTCAATCAACCCGGCGATACGGGCGGAGCGATCATCGACCCCAAGACTGGCAAACCCCGTGGTGAATCTCAGTTCGGCAAGGATATGACCAGTTCACTATCCATGGCGTCTCCGGTTCTCGCTACGGTTGGCGGTCTTGCCGGGGGTGCGTTGGCCGGTCCTGCGGGTGCAGTCAGCGGGGCGGCTGTCGGAGGAATGGCTGGCAAGGATTTAGAGAACAAGGCCGCCGGTAAGCCGTTCGACGATAAGGGCGGGGCGCTGGCCGGCGTCGAGCAGGGCGCACTCGAATATGTCGGCGGTCAGGTAGCGCCTAAGATTCTTGAAAAGATGGGAGCGAAAGCTGTCCCGAAAGTCTACAAGGCGATCAACAATTACATCGGTTTGAAGCCCTCCGACCTTCCCAAGTGGGGCCGCACCGCTGAGGAGGCGGAGCAAATTGCTGAGACGGTCAGGGCCGAGGCGGGAGTAAAAAGAACTCTTCCCGCACAGAGAGACGCTATCGAAGTGGCACGCAAGGCACATGATGAAGCGACGGTGAAGCTGGTACAGGCTCCCGGCGGGAAAGTCACGGACATGCACTCGGTTGCGATCAACCGGGCCGTCAATTTGCTCGATGAGGTCGAGAAAGAAGGTGTCCCGCAGGAACAGTTGAACGCTATCGACAAGAACGTGAAAGGCATCACGGACAACTTCAAAGAGCACATGACTCCCGACGAGCTTCTCCAGTCCAAGCGCGCCATTGCGAATCAGATCACCACATGGGACAAGAATACGACCAACATCCGCCAGCGGTATTTGCAGGGACTCTATGCTGACATTAACCACGCGATTGAGACTGCTCTGCCGCCCGACGAGGCTAAAGCGTTCCGTGCTCATAATCAAATTCAGACACGGCTCATCGTTGCCAGAGAAGCCGCCAAAGAGAAACTTGTCGCGCAGCAGTTGAAGGACGATCCAGGCATTGTGACAAAGCTGGTCAACCGCGTAGCCGGGGGAGCTGTGGGCGCTGTTTCAGGAGCAACTATCGCCCGCGAAACAGGGAGCAATGAAGGGCATGGGGCGGTGATCGGCGGCATGATCGGCGCGGGATTGGGAAGCTACGCGCGGCATCTGGGCAAGTCAGCCTACCCCGTGGCGGATATTGCGGCGCAGCGGGCCATTGTGAAGGCGGCTCCCTACATCGCCAAAGCGGCCAAGGTCAGCCCGCACGCGGTACGGGGCGTGCAGGCGGTGATCGATTCAATTCAATCCCGTCCACAGTGATTGTGATACTCTTATTGCGTACTTTGGAGGGTTTATGGCCGGTCAATCAGCAGGTAGCGGTTTGGGAATGGTTCACTCCAACATCTCGATGATCCGCGAGCGCGGCGGCGTGAGCGCCGAGGATACTTCAGCCATCGGCGGGGCGGGTCGCAAGGGCGGAGCCGGGGAAGGCCCGGAAGTCGCTCCGCACAAGAACATCTGCGATGAGTTCATGTCGAAGATGAGCGGCAACGCTTCAACTGGGCAGACTGGCCCGAATTCCGGATCAGGCAAGACCTTCTAAGAACGGAGCCGGCCCCGTGAAGATTCTGCTGGCATCGGCAGGGGGGATCGGGTGCTGGTTCCTCCTCCGCCTGATGCGTGAAGGCCACGACTGCGATTGGTGGCTTATCGATCCCGAGCCTCGTCAGCGCCAAGTCCTTCACGGGCTGATCCCTCCCCCGCTTTCAGAGAAACCCAAGTTCTCAAATTACGATCTGGTCCTCTTCGATGTAACCGGCCACGGCAAGCTGGCGGAGGAGGCTAGCCGGTACGCTCCGGTTCTCGGAGACTCCGAACTCGCCTCCAAACTTGAAGACGACCGCCTGTACGGGATACAGGTGATGGAGCAGTGCGGAATCGAAGTACCGCCCTACGAACAGTTTAAGACGCCTGATGAAGCGAAGCAGTTTCTCACTGAAAATCCCAAGCGGTTCGTCTACAAGCCTTTCGTCGTAAAAGGCAAAGAGCAATCCTGCGCTACGACCTATGTTTCCGAATCAGCCGAAGATCTGATTAAGCATCTCGATCAACTCTATGCCGATTCCATGAATGCTCCGTTCATCTTGCAGGAAGTAGTTGAGGGAACGGAGATCAGCAGCTACGGATACTTCGACGGAACCTACTTCCATTTTCTGAGCCACACGCTTGAGGAAAAGAAGTTCATGGCTGGAGGGTACGGGCCGAACGTCGGCTGCTCGGGAAATCTGGTATGGGCGACAGAAAAACCGGATGTGCTTCATCGGTCCGGGTTGCTCAAACTGGTTCCGTTTCTTCAGGACTCCGGCTACCGCGGCATGATCGATCTGAATACCATCGTCAGTGAGAATCATGCCTACGGTCTTGAGTTCACACCGCGCTTCGGCTATGACGATTCGGCGACGATCTTTTCTTTGCTTGACGGAGACCTGGGGCAGTTCTTCTATGACATTGTGACGGCTCCCGATGAAGGATGGATCGACCACAACCCCGTTCCGCCATTGAAAGCGAAGTGGGCCGCATCGGTTCGCTTGACCGCGCCTCCATATCCAGAGGATGATGCGAAGTATGACTCCGGCATTCCCATCAAAGGCGTAGATTCTGATTGGGCGTGGCTGAATTGCTTTCTCTACGACGCGCGCTTGCGGGATGATGAGTTGGAGACAGTCGGCCTCGACGGGATGGTTGCCTGCCCCATCGCATCAGCTCACACACCGCAGGCGGCATGGAAGGCATTGGACAGGCTGGCCGCGAAGATCAAGTTCCCCAATCTGCAACGGAGAAACGATCTCGAATACTCGACGATGAAGCGGCTTGAGGAAGTGAGGATGGCCGGATGGCTGGAATGAGAAAACTTCTGTGTTTACTGGCCTTCGCTTTCGCATTGGCAGCGCATGGGCAATCAACGACAGTCGGCGCGACGATCACGGACAGCGACGGCAATGCGTGGCAGGGCGGAAGCTATCAGATCAGCTTTGTTCCGAACTCTAACACTCCTTCTCCGCAATCCTACATCTGGTCTGGCGGAAATCTTCAGCAGAACAATCTATTCAAGGGAACGCTATCGAACATCGGCGTCTTTACGGTCGTAATTCCAAGCAATACTTCGATCACGCCTTCCGGTTCGCAGTGGCAGTTCACGATCTGCCCTAACGCGACTACGGGTTGCGTGTCAGTGACCCAGGCGGTTACGGGAGCATTGACGAGCCTGACTGCGATTCTAAGTGCGGCGGCAGTCGGCCCGCGTTTTCCCATCACGGCTGGCTTTGGATATGGATACGGGACGGTCGAAGTTTCACCTCTCCCCAAGCCCGGATCGATCTTCTACAACGTGACGAGTGGCGCTTCGCCAGCGTGCAATCAATGGACCGGGGTTGCATGGTCGAGTTGTGGTGGAGGTGGAGGAAGTGGGAGTCCGGGCGGGGCGTTCAACTCCGTGCAATACAACAATTCTGGCGTATTTGGCGGATTGCCTGTTAATCAATTCGGCGCGCTCAGCAGTGATGGTATTGGAGGCGTTCCAACCTACGTACCCCCCTTTGCGGTAAGCGTGATGCAAGCACCTTACGGCGCAAAGTGCGATGGAATTACCGACGACCATTTAGCAATCCAGACGGCGCTCGACAACAATGCAGGAGTCTACATTCCGACAAAATCTGGTGGCACAACGACCTGCAATATCGGAACAGTAGGAATTCAGCTTTGCAGTTCCAAGAACCACTTTGGGTTCAATGCGCTCTTTGGGAACGGGCAAATACTTTCCTATGCCGGAACTGGGTCTGCGGTCACAGTCGAGGCATCGTGTCAGGTCTCTTGGCATGTGAACGATCTTCAAATCAATCTAACCGTACCATCCGGGACGCCCACGACAATAACGGTGAATGGCGCGCAAAACGGATCAATCGAGCAGGTAGTCGATAATCCGGCTTCTATCACACCCGGCACCTATAATTCTTTGAACTTTGTTAACGACAATACTAATGCGGTCAAGGACTCGGCTTTCGAGGGAAACGTCTCGATGCCGACTTCTCAGGGCGATTTCTTCTATTCAGGGTCATTTCAGAATCTCGCCTTGGGTGGGGACGGAAACTCTTTCATTTCGACCGTTTGGAACGGCAGCAATACGCAGACCTTCACGGGCGGCAATCAATGGTTTGGTGCGACTGGGCTCAATGGTCCCATGGCGTTTACCAATGCGGAAGTTTCATTCGCGGGGTCTTCAAACTCAACGTCCCACGTAATCACTAACAGCGGGGCTGTGTCCCTCAATGGCGATCTGACGTTTGGAGTATCAGGTGTACCTGCAATCTCTGGAAGCTTTATAGGCACGCTTTCTACTAAAGACAGCACTGGGGTTCCCTACTTCTACCAGAACGGCTTCCTCGCCCCTCTTCAGGCGAGCGTTCTTTACTCTGCTGCCGGGACGCCGATTTTCACGTGCTCCGCGAGTGCTAAAGGTGTTCTCGCATGGGTTGGCGATGCCGCGTCCCTAAGCGGCGCGTACACGTCAGGGGGAACTTATCAGACTCCGGTCTATTGCGGATATAACGGAACGAGCTACGCTTGGCAGACGATGGGCGGAAGTGGGGGCAGCAGCGGTGTAAATTCAGTATCGAATTTAGACGGCACGGAAACTATCTCTCCCACCACGGCAGCGGTCATCGCTTCCGTCAATCAGGCTCACCCATTCACATGGACCGCCAATCACACGATGCAAAATTCCAGCGTAACGTGGGATGTGACCTCGCCAAGCAACCCTGCGGTCATTGTATCCAATACTGGCATGACAGCATCGAGCGGGACAGGGCAGAGTGTAACTGTAACGAGCGGCGGCGTAGCAGCAGGAAGCGGAGGATCAACCTCGATCTGTTGGAATACGAACGGCAGCACGACAGCCTGCGGAGGAACTGGCGGCGTAACACAGATTGTCGCCGGAACAGGAATCGGTGTTTCGCCCGGAGGCGGAACTGGGGTCGTCACCGTTTCGAGCACGCAGATTTCAACCCTTCCCTCGAATGCGGTCATTCTCTGTGCGGTGGATTCGTGGTGCGATGATGACCCGACAGGGGGAGTTTTCCAAAACGCCCCTACTCTGACCATCTCCAGTTGGACAACCAGCGGCAGTTCTCCCAACTTCGTCGCGACAGTGACCACGACTGCGGCCCACAACCTCAATGTAGGCGATTGGGTCAACATGCGCGTGGCGACGGGATTCACTTCTTTTCTTCCCGCAAACATCGCTCTCCAAACCGGCGTGACGCTCTTTCAGGTATTGTCCGGAGGATTCACCACAACTCAATTCGAGATCAACACTGGCACACACAACGAAGGGACATGCAGTTCGAGCTGCGGCACGATGGAAACCGCAATGAACAACATGCCGTTCAAGATCGCCGAGCAACCGGGAATGCCAATAAGCCTGCTTAACAATGTCGTGGTGTCGATTCCCAATCCTGTGACTGTGGGAGGGCTTGCCTCGTTCTTTTCTACCGTGACTGGGCCATGGAATCCCGCCACAACCGGCAAGCCTTTGTACATCATTGTCAACTCGCCGTGGAACGATATTGGAATCTGTTCGAGCGTATCGACGATTGAGACCGCCTACGCCTCGGTCTTCACGCAAGCCCATGCGCTCACTAACACAAAAGTCATTCTCCCGACGATCCCGGCAAACAACATCTCGCAGCAGTTCGGTGCAGGATTCTGCACCTACCCAGCCGCTCCCTATGTTGAGGCAGACGAACTCCAGCGTTACCTCAATGGATCAGGACGCAGCGCGGCGACTGCGGCGACGGGAGCCTACTGGGATATTTACGCGAACTCTGGTGCCAGCTTAAACGACCCCGAATATCCCAACCAGGGGCAGGGCAGCGCGACAGGATGGAACCTCTATGCCTCTGGAATTGCAAATGCTCTGGTCAGTGGGAATGGTGCTCCGGCTCCTCTTGCTCTTGAGCGGTGGGGCAATGCTTCAAACGCTGACAACACAGCAGGGAACGGATACAACTGGCATCCATCGGTTGATTCTGTCAAAACCTGGCAGTGGCAGAATGCCGAATACGGGACGGCTATGATCCTAGGGACTGCAACATCTGGTGGAGCGTTCCAAGGTTTAACCGTCACGGGATTCGGGAGCTTCAACACTTACGACTCCACAACACCAGCATTGAGGGTTTCAGACGCCCTCACCCCCGGAACGAACACTCTTGCTACCTTATTCCAGTCGTCCTTGAACACCGGTGATGAAACGATCATTGACTTTGGGGTCGCGGCATCGGCGAACAATTCTGCACTGTGGGGCTTTAACTATGTAGGCTCCGGCTCAGCGTCAAACAACATCACTCTCGGGGTGTACGGAGAGAACGGCATCAAGATCGATGGCGCGGGAAACTTCTATATTCCCGGCATCGGCTCATCTCCTGCTCCTCTCTGCACAACAACTGGCGGACAGGTCACAAACAGCGGGTGCAGTGGCACGGGGACGACAAGCAATTCTCTGACGATGAACAATAGCGGGAGTGGCGCGGCGTCAGGAACTACCTTCAACGGATCAGCCGCGCAAACGATCAGTTACAACACTGTCGGTGCTGCCGCAGCTCCGGTGAATTGGACAGTAGAAACAAGCAGCTTTTCGCTCGCAGCGGGCAACGGTTTTATCGCAAACGCTTCGGGCGGGATCACGGCGAGCTTCCCGTCCAGTGCTACTACAGGATTCCAGAGCGCCATCTGCAACGTGAACACGGGCACCGTCACGATCACGAGCGGCACGGTGACCTATGTCGGGCCGGGGACTTTGGCTCCGACACGCTGCATCAGTTTCATCTACGATGGCACAGATTTCAGAGGGACTTCGCAGGTCGCATTCTCGTCAGGCTTAACCGAATCGGATTCAGGCGGGATTGCGGCGGTAGCAGTGACCAACCCTGCCGTTTCAGGCACCGGCACCTATACGACGGCGACATCAGATGCTTTTACCGTCACAGGCGCAACGTCATCTTCGCATTGTGTGTTCTCGCCAACGAATTCGACGGCAGCAGCAACTACGGTGTTGGGATACGTTTCATCAGTCGCAGCAAATTTAGTAACGATCAGCCACGCCGCGACAGTAGCCAGCGGCGGAACAGTCAACATCGTTTGCACGGTAAACTAGGAGGACTATGAAAGCCAAAATTCTCTTCGCTCTTCTGCTAGCTCTTCCGCTCGCACTGAGCGCGCAATCAACCACGGTATCTTCGACGGGCATCGTCGATACACCGGACGGCATCACGTGGGCTGGTGGAACTTACGCCATCACCTTCGTCGGGAATGGCCTTTCTCCCGCTACGTACACGTGGACCGGCGGGTCACTGGTTGGCAATACATCGTTCACTGGATCGCTAAATGGATCGGGTGCGTTCTCAGTTTCAATTCCTTCCAATGCGCTGATCACTCCATCGGGGTCGCAGTGGAACATTCAGATTTGCCCGAATGCCACAAGTGGTTGCTTCATGATCCAGACGGCAGTTTCAGGATCGACGATGAACCTGACGACAACACTGAATGCCGCGGCGGCGAGCCCGCGCTTTCAAGCCAACCCTATCGCTTACGGGTACAACACCGAAGAGGTATTGCCCACCGTCAAGACTGGTTCGTTCTTCTACAATGTCACCTCTGCCGCCTCTCCGACTTGTAACCAGTGGACAGGATCGGCGTGGGCAGCGTGCGGCGGGTCGAGCAGCCAAGTCTATCCCCCCGCAGGAATCCCGGACTCCACCGGCTCCGCATGGGGCACGTCCTATACCGCGCCAGCAGGAACCATCGTCGGAACGACAGATACGCAGACACTGACCAACAAGACGCTCGACGGTGTGACGCCGACAACAATGAGCTACGTTGATGCGACGAGCAGCATTCAAACCCAGTTGAATGGGAAACAGGCGTCGCTCACCGGCACAGGACTCGTGCGGAACTCAGGTGCGGCGACGGAATTGAGCGGAGATGTCACCACCAGCGGGTCGAACGCTACGACCCTGGCAACCACAGGCGTAATCGCCGGGAGCTACACCAACCTAAACGCCACGATTGACGCCAAGGGACGTATCACGGCAGCGGCAAATGGAAGCGGGGGGTCCAGCGGCGCTTGGACCAATATCACCGGCTCATCGCAGGTAACAGCATCGGGCTGCACGCAGTCGGCGAGCACTGGGGGCTACTGCTCAGTCTCTGGATCGACCACGACCGCCGTGACGTTTTCTGTAATACCCGGAACCTACAACGCTTTGCACATCGTCTGGTACGGGGCTTCTGTCTCCGGCAGCGGCACCTCGGCGACTGTTCAATTTAATTCTGACAGCTCTTCCGATTATGCGACCAACGGCGGGTACCAACAGGGAACGAGCAACTACCAAGAAGCTGGAATCACCAGCCAAACGAGTTGCGCGGTCGGCTTCTTTGCCAGCACAGGCGCGCAGAGCACTTTGATGGATATTCCCGGATATGCCGACACGTCTTTCGCTAAAACCGCATTTACAACACAATCAGGATTCCTCTCTGCCAGTTCCTCAAGCAATGTCTGGGAAGGTAAGGCGTGCTATTGGAGTGGCACTTCCGCAATTACGTCAGTCACGATCACCATGAGCGCGGATTGGGCGGCCAACACGAAGTTCTTCATCTACGGAGTTAATTAGTGCGGCGCATCTGCCTCATCCTGCTCCTAGCGGCTCCGCTGATGGCGCAGTCTCCATCTGCGTTTCTCGACTCGTCGCGTTACACGACATCATGGCCGAGCGCGGGATTCTCGGTGCCTTCGTATACAGTTCCCTGCGCGACGCAGCCGTCGTTAACCGCCGGATCGGGAGCCGCTACCGCCAACGCTACGTCGATACAGAATGCAATGGCGTCCTGCAATTCGACACACAATGTGGTCAACATTCCTGCCGGAACGTGGTATGTGACGGCGCTGAGCACCTACACGCTATCGGCTCCGGGAAAGATGGTGATTCGGGGCGCGAGTGCTTCGACGAGCGATCTGATCTTCACAGCAGGGACGGGATGCACTGGGGGACTGACTACAGGCATTTGCTTCAAGGACACGCTGGGCCTCTATAACTGCTCGCAGCAGGTCATCCCGTCCGGTAACGCAGCACCGTGTCTTGGCGGAGGGTCGGGCAGCGGTGCGAATATGTGCAACTGGACAGCCGGATATTCGCAAGGCACAACTTCGATCACGCTTAGTGGCTGCGGGTCGGCTCCGCCGGTAAACCAGACCATCATCCTCGATCAGGCCAACGACACAAGCGATACGTCCGGGGTCTACATCTGCGATACCAACATTGCGAACTGCGGGTATGAAAGTTCATCGGGTGGAAACAACAATGGGCGCTTTTTTAGCGGAGCCACCAGGTCTCAGCAGCAAGTGGCCTATGTGACCGCGGTGAGCGGTTCCGGGTCGGGACCGTACACCGTTACAATCTCTCCGGGAGTCTACTTCACGAACATCAGGTCAGGCCAAGCGCCAGGAGCGTGGTGGCCGGGATTCGTTCAAAATCTTGGCGTCGAAAATATCACGCTCGATGGATCGAATCTTTCAGGAGGAGCGACTGTCGGTTTCTACGACTGCTACCAGTGTTGGGTGAAAGGTGTCCGCTCTTTGAATGCTGGACGGAATCACGTCATGCCTTACCAGAGCGGTTTCGATGTGGTCCGTGATAGCTATTTTTATCAATCTCAGTCTCACGCCTCGCAGAGTTATGTGGTCGAGGATGAGGAGGCGTCGGGGATACTGGTCGAGAACAACATTTTCCAGCAAGTGACCAATCCCACGATGTTCGGTCAGTGCTCTGGATGCGTGACCGATTACAACTTCAGTGTGAACAATCCCTATACCGGGGCAGATTCGTGGATGGCTGGATCGTACTCCGTCCACAATGCTGGCAATGAAATGAATCTGTTTGAGGGGAACAACTTCAACGGCATCTGGGCAGATGACGCATGGGGATCGAGCGACCAGGCGACTTATTTCAGAAACATGCTCATCGGCTGGCAGGCGTGCAGTTGGAACACAGGCGGAGGAGTTACTTGCAGCCCAACGGGAGAATCGAACGCTACTTTTCCAGTGATGATGCGCGCCAATGACCGCGTATTCAATATGGTTGGGAATGTGCTAGGCCAACCGGGATACCACACCCAATACCAGACCTATGCAACCTCAACGACGGCTGGCACAGGGGCGGCAAGCGAGAATACGAGCATCTATACGCTCGGATGGGGAGGCACAGGGCCGGTCTGTTCGTCAGGATCGGTGACGAACTGCGACCCGTTGAGCTTTTCGACCTCGATGCGGTGGGGAAACTGGGATGTGGTTAACGGTGCTACGCAGTGGAACGCGACCGAAGCGAGTCCGGGGGCTGTAACTTACGTCAATGCCAACTTCACATCGAGCTATTTCACAAGCCTCGCCCATACCCTTCCGAGTTCACTGATTTATTCTTCTGCTCCGTCATGGTGGGGATCGGGAAACTGGCCCGCTATCGGCCCTGACGTGACGGCAGGGAACGTGGGAATCTGCGCGAGCGGCACGTATCAGAACTCGCAGGCGTCTAGTGCGGGGCAGTGCGGTAGCGGGAGCCTGACTACTTCGTATGCATCTCACGTCTCTGCGATTCCGGCTCAACTCTGCTACTTGAATACGATGAACGGACCGCCGGATGGGTCCGGTTCCGTGCTAACGTTTAATGCGAGTTCCTGCTACTCTGTGAGTTCGGGAACCCCGGCAGCACCGCTTTTGCTGATGGGCAAGGTTGTGAAGCAATAGGAGGAGTGGGATGGAAAGCAACATCTGCAAATTTTGCGGGCATGTGATTTGTCGTGGGAAGGAAGGCGATCAGTGGCGTCATTACGCAACGCTGAAGGCCGAATGCGACCCTCCCGCTGTAGCAACACCGAGTTTGGAGTTGTACAAGGAAATCGCACCATCTCCAGAAAATCAACGAGAGGCCATCCAATGAAGAACCGCATTCTTTACCTGCTCGCAACCCCGCTCCTGCTGGCAATCTCGGCAGGGTGTCACGCACAGATTCCATCAAATCCCACTACTTACACCTGTCCGACAGCGCAGGCCGTCAACACCTGGACCCCGCTTGAGACAGCAGCCAATCAGGTAACTGGGACATCGACAAGCGACACTCCCGCAACCGGGGCTTGGTGCTACGGGCTGACTTCGGTCATCACCACTGAGAACCCTATCGGTCAATCAGTCGCGTCGAATATCGTTCTCGTGACGACTACTGCGGCGTTGCCGGTGGTTAACCTGAGTTGGACACCTCCTTCATCCGGTCCCACGCCTACGGGTTATATCGGCTACCGCATTGCCGCCATTGCAACCACTCTCGGCGCTCCGGCGCTATCGAATCCCACGACTGCGGCTGAGCTCGTAAAACCCGATTCCAAACAGCCGGTTGACGCGAAGAAGGTTGCGCCGCCGACTGGGTTGAAAGTGCTGGCGATGCGGTAAGCAGGGCCTTGGGAGGCATCTAAATGCCTGTGCTACATGAATCAGAGGAATGGCGCGGGTTACTCGCAGATGTCTCCAAAACGAAAGGTGACTTGAGCGATCTACGCCATGAATCAATCGAGAGACACAACCAAAACCGGCGCGATATTGACACGATTAAGGATGACGTGAGCGATTTGAGATTAGCAGTTTTTGGCAACGGCACGACCGCCGCACCTGGAATCAAGACGCAGGTGGACCGCATTGAAACGTCTGCCGTCACGATCCAGGTTACGCTCAAGGTGATCGCGTGGATCATCGGAACCGCTATTCTGGCGGGGAGCGTCTATGTTGGATCACTGGAAGTGCGGCACAAGATCAGCGGTATCGAGACGCAGACCAGCAAGCAGGATGCGGGCGTACCAATTTACGACTCACACCCGGAGGTAACGAATGCCAAGTAATCCGAATGGACCGCAGCCGTTTCCCTGTGGGGGAGAGGGGCAAATGCCATGCCCGCCACAACCAGCAGATGAAGCATCGCAACTGGGCACTGGACTGGCCTACAGCGAAGATGAAATGTGGGCCTACGGTAAACGGTGCTACGATAAAGGCGTCGCGGACAGGGCGCAGAAAGAGGCATCTTGACCAGCACAACGAAAGCATGGCTCCAATCTCTGATCGCGGCAGGAGTCGGCGGGGCATCGAGTACGCTTCTCTCCGCGCTGGCAATGCCGGATGTGGTCAACTTCACGCATGCTGGCCTGATCCACGCGCTCAAGGCTGCGCTCATCGGCACTCTGGTGCCTGTGCTGACGTTGCTCAAGCAATCCCCAGTACCTTCGGCTGAAATCACGACTACGACAACCGCGCAAGTCACTACAAAGGTCGAAGGCAACGCTGGAGATGCGAAGTGAGCGACGGCGTTGCCACAATCCGCGAAACCCCATTGGGCAATTGCATTGGCGCTACAATCTTGGACATCACCGCCATTGATCCCGACGAGTTTCTAGAGACCGGCAAGAATCAGGTCTACTTTCACTTGAGCAACGGCGAGACGATCTTCGCTACGCTCGGGACTGACGGGGACGGATTAGTCGGAATGCTCGGAGACGATGACGAGGAAGAAGTCAGTGGAGATGCGAAGTGACGGAGCGCAAAGGGAAGTACGCGCTGGTTCCGCCAGCAAGATCAGTCGAGCATCCCGAAGGCTACGACTGGTGGGTCATCAACGACATGGAGGAGGGGTACAGCATTGTTACCGTGCAAGCCTCTTTCCCGAACGCCGAGCAAGTCATTCGCAACGCATGGGCGCAGTTGCCCGAAAAGGAAACTCAACTATGAAACGGAAAATCTGCGCAATAATCGGTTGGATCGGTATCTTGGGATACTGGAGTTGGGGCGGCTACATCATCGGCTGCAAGCAGGTGACGACGGTTCCCCCGCCGTGGGCACCGAACCAGGCCATCGCAACCGCCGGAGAAATCATCTCGGCGGCCAACAACGCTGTTGTGCAGTACGAAGCGGATGTGAAGGCTGGCTTCGTGCCCTCTCCGGCGCTCAATTCGGCCATGAGCGACATCCAGCAGGGCCTTGCGATCGCACAGCCGGCCTTCAACGAGTGGGAAGCCGCTGCGAGGGCGAACTCAACCGCTGCCGAGCCTTCCGCCCTGCCTGCCGCCATCCAGCGCATCTCAACCGACCTTGGCAAGCTGCCGAGCACGAACTGAGGATTTATGACCCTGACTCTAATTCTCTCGCTCATCAGCGGCATCGTTCCGCTGTTTCAGAAATACATTGGCAGTGGGCTGTCCAACATCATCGAAACCGGCCTCAGCGCCCTCTCTGCGTTGATTGCCGGATGGGTGAAGGGTTCGCCTGCGGCTGACATCAACGCCTCGCTGACGGCCTTACAGAGCGTCCTGACAAGTCTCCAGCAGGATGCTTCGACCGATCCGGCTGACCTGCCGCAGATCGAGGAGCTGGTGAAGATCACGGAGGCGGCTATTCAAGGCTATGAAAATGCGGAAAACGGGACGGACCCGAGCACGCTGCCTGTGCCGCCAGCCATCTAACAATCTCTCGCAAGAGAGGGTAGGGCGTCCAAGACGGTCCTACCGCAGGGCCTGGGGCCGGGAGACTGGCCCCGATTTGTGTGAGGACTTATGCCCAATCTGTCGCTCATGGAAGCAATCGCGCGGTGAGATGCTTCCATCGACTGCCGTTGACGATGCGGCTAATTTGGGCTGGAGAAATGCCATATTCAACGGCTAGACTTTTCTGCAACTCGCCAGTTCTGGCACGTAGGATAATATCCAATGCCTGTGCTTTCGTAATTCGGGCCGTGCAGCACTTCTCCCCATCCTGCATTTTCCCGTGACGCCGCATATCCATTTGGTTGTCCCTGTGAGTTGACCAGCGAAGATTTGAGAGAGCACGATTCTGCGGATTCCCATCCTCGTGCGCGACATCGGAAAGATGATTCGGATTGGGAAGAAAAGCGATAGCCATCAAGCGATGGAGCAACCTGCGATATGGTTTTAATTCACCAGGTTTGCGCAAGATAAACGCAGTGTATCCGCGCTCCGTCAATGACCCAGCGAGTAATTCTTGCTGGCCTGCGCGCAGGCTTACCACTGTGCCCAACGTGGAAACATGGTATTCTGGAAATTCTTCAATAGTGGCCCATTTCTCCATGAATTCATAATATGAGGAGGAACTTAACGTGTCAATCACTTTGACTTTAATGGAGGCGATTGCTCATATCGAAGGATTTTACATACCGGGTAGTAGAGCCCAACGCAATTCGAACCCCGGCAATCTCAATTTTGCCCCATGGGAAGCTGCGAAGTTCGGCGCTGTGCTCGAAACCATTCCCCGCGGCTACAACGAGCAACCCCGTTTTGCCGCGTTCCCAACCCCTGCGGCGGGCTGGTCGGCCATGCAGCACCTATTGCTGACCGATTACCTGGGGAAGACGGTACAACAAGCCCTGAGCATCTGGGCACCCTCGACGGATGACAACAACGTGCCGGCTTACGTGACGGGAATCTGCGTGATGTGCGGCTGCACGCCAGGGACCCTCCTGATTGCAGAATTGGTTGGACCAGTGCCGGCTTAGCCCACCCCTCCATCGCCTACGGCGGCTATTGCTGCGCGTTACAGCCAGTCCATGTGCCCTTCCGCCCTTTTTGCGCCAACAAGCCCGCGGCGGTCATCCTGGCGCTGTGGCATCCCCTCAGAGCGTTCATTCCGATTGAGAACTGAGGCCAACGGCAATAAACCCATTGTGGCAGCGCAAGCAGGGCAGGCAACCTCGGAATTGCCTATTTGCCCGCAACCGCACAGGAACGCGCTGGCCAGGGGGATGTGCTGGAGGGCGGAGAGGTTCATGGCGCTACCGCCTTCAGGACCGCCAGGCCCTCATCCAGCGTTGTGGCCCGAACATAACGATGGCCCAGAGCCTCCACCTTTTGCCGGAAGCGATCTTGCGACTCTTTCCGGCTCTTGGCTGTAATCCCATCGGGGTCTTTGGTCTCTACCCAGTAGACTCCGCCGGCGCGGGGAAATATGAGCAGGTCAGCCGTTCCTTCCGGGCAGAGATGAATCCAGTGCTTGCCTTTGCGGAGCTTGCCCACAGGCATCCTGAATACCAGGGCGCCGCCCTCCTCGCACATCTTGCGCAGCGGTCCCGTCAGTGTGCTGGTTTCGCTCACTTGCCACCCTCCGTCTGGGAGCGGGCGGCGAGGAGGGATTCACGCGATTCACCACGCAGATGCGTTTCAATGATGATCCTGATCGTGTGCAGAATCCCATTGCTGTAGCTCATCCCGCGCGGCATCGATATATTGAAGCTCTCAGCAACCTCTTTCGCTGCCGCAAGCGCGATGCCGTGAATCTTCTCCTCCTCGCTCACCGGCTGCTTGAGCTTCGTATTCTCGCGCAACACTTCCAGCAGCCAACCATGCCATGTGAACTTGCCGCTCAGTCCTGAATCTTCGTAGGCTTTGCGTAGGATAGTGTCGTTAAGAGCGTATTCCTGGTTCTCAGCCCGCAGTTGCGCGTTCTCCTGCTCAAGGGCGGCGATACGATTGGCGGCTACGCTGGCGGCGTCTTGAATCACTAAAACGTATGATTTTCCCTTAGTGGGAAATGATAGCCGCAAATCGTCGCATTCATTTCCGCTCCATTCCTCAGTGTGGTGGTATCCTTTTCCAGCGCAGGCCACAGCCGATAAAATTTCGTCAACCACACGGCATCCTGTTTCGGCGAATCCGAAATAATAGGCGTTCATTCTCAGTTCACTCATTCGGCTTCTCCTCTATGCGGGGTGGGTCACGATGCCCATAATCTTTGGCAATTCTCACAATCCCGCGACAACACCTTTTTGCAGCTCGCGCATTTTGTCAGCTCTGCGTTCTCCTGCTGCAAGGCTTCCAGCTTTTGCAGGTCGGCTTGAATCTCCTGCCACTCACGCTCGGTGACTACGTGCAGATCGTCCACGCACTTGTCGGGCGGAGGCGGGGCACATATCGCGGTGCAGACGCCGGTTTTCTCATCGCACGGTGCGGGGCCGCACGCGCTCGGCCAGTGATCGACGTGCTGGTACTTGCCGCAAACGAGTTGGCACTTCCACTCGCCTTTAACTGAAGCAAGAGCTTGACCGGCAGGGCAGATAGTCAAAGATGTGCCAGTGCCTTGCTGCGCCCCGCACGCCGCCGCAAAGATCAGGATTCCGATGATTGCCTTCATTTTTGCTCCTTCTGGGCGAGTCCGCGATTGAATGCTTCGATGATCTGCCGATTATGCTCAAGGCCAGTATCCTGCCCGTTCTCGGTGTTCCAGAGCAAATCTTTTACTTTCTCTTCCACCCTCTCGCGCGGTGTGAGACGGGCGCGGATGTCTGCGATCTGAGACTCCGAAAGCAGGCACCCATCGCTCGAACGTATCGCCGCCTCAATCTGCTCCCACGAGTAGAGTTGAGCAGGCCATTTGGGCCACGTTGCTCCTGATTCGGTTGCGTGCATATCGTGCTCGCCTTTCCTGACACAGGGATCGTCGCCGCATTTCTGGTTGCACGCATCCGCGTCCTTGTACACGAGCGGCTCGGGGGCGGCGACTCCGGTAATTGGAGCATCGATGGGCTGGTATCTCGGCGCATCCCCTACCGGCTGCGCGTCGGCGGTGAGGGCGGCACGCCTTTCGTTTTCCATGAATGCTCTCCACTCCTTGCGGGTTGCGCCTTCGCACTGATGACCGCATTTAGGGCAATCGAAAATGACTCGACCTTCGCCTTGCACGTCGAAACCAGATGCCGTCATGTCTGTGCCACAAACCGGGCACTTCCGGCGTGCAATATCTACTCTCTCGCTGTCGATCATGCCTCAACCTTTCCCAAACAGTGATAAAACGGCCGTTATCATAAGAAGCAAGAATCCTAAAAGCGCAGCCAAGGCAGTGACTCCGAAAAGTATGGCCAATACGCGTATAGCGATGGCCTCATTGTGAAAAGATTCCCACACGCACCAAACAGCAAACGCCCCTACGGCTAATGTACAAATCGCTAGACCCCTTGGCATCGATTGATTCGCCTTCATGTCGATCATGCCTTCAGTCCTTTCATGCCGCGCCGTAGCTCGTCCAGTGCGGCTTGTTCGCGGGCGAGGATTCTGCTGCGAATCGGCATCTCCTTGATGTTCGCTACTCGCAGTCGCGCCTCGATAAATGCAATCTCTTCCTTGACCTCCGCGATCTGCTTCAGGCGCCCATCTAGCCAAACGCGAGCCTCAGACCATCTACCAAATTGCGGCAACCCCTGAAACCAGATTGTCCCAGAGGCTCCCACGCACACTTCCATGTGCTGCCTAACAAATATCTCGTCGTCCATACTCCCTCGCTGCGCCGGGTCAGGCGACATTCTCTAGAGCGTGTCGTTTGCGCCACAATTCAATTGCCTGTTCCAGTGTCGGATGACGCGCCCAAATTTCCCCCTCTCGTCCGGCGCGCTTCCAGATTGCAATTTTTACCCGACGCGGACCAGAGTTCATGACCTCGACGCGCACACAGCGATCATGCGCCAGAAACACGAGTCGCGTCAGTGAATCGAAATCAAAACTTGATAGATCACCATAGTGATTTACGGACCAGCCGGTGCCAAACTCCTTTACACCATGAGATCCACAACAGCCGCGCGCAGGAATATGGTGAACACCTAAGTAGAATTCCGCGAAGAACGCTATCGCGTGATCTTTCGTCATTTCAGGATTGTCCATTCTTCCCTCCTCCGCATCCCGCGCGTTAGGCCGTGCGCCGCTTGCGTTTGTCGTTCGCCAGTCCATTCAGCAGCAGCCGGGACGCCGATTCATCCTTGCAGGCCAGAAACTGTTCCCGCGCCGCTGCCGATATTTTCCAGATATTCTGCTTGGGTAGGCCCGATTTGCGTTCCATCGCTATGATCTGCGCGTTACGCCGTGGTCCCGCCGGAGCCTTCCATCCCTTTTTGATCCAATCCGGTTGCATGCTTCCTCCTGTCTATCCTGGTCAGGATCACGCCCAACAGCCTCAGTGATCTCACGTGATCGTCGCACAATCTCTGCACGATCCCGCCCACGTAGAGCTTTGCCGGACGCTTGCACGAAACCAGCTTCATCTCACGCAAGACTGGCACCTCGCACCTGAGCGCGCTAGAGGGCATCAGGCACCGTTTCCGCGCAGCTTCTGCTCGTACTCGTTATTCACAGCGCGCAGTGGATTTTGTGGATCGTCGCGCATGGAGTGTAAAAGTTGTCGCTTGGCCTGTCGCGCTTCCTGTGCGCGCTGCTTCTCTTCTTGCGCGAAAGTTGCCTCGGACAGATGAACGCAGTCGCATTCAAACTTGCACAGTTTGCATCCCTTGCCGATGACTTCTCCGTCCCTATCGAGCTTCACGTGATCGCATTTGATACGGCGCCGAACGTCAAACAGTTTCCCGCATTGATCGTGCAGCCCATACCAACATGCCGCACAGATTTTGCGGTTCGTGATCGGGTCAGCCTTCGGCCATTTGTCACCGTGCGATAGATACATACCTACCTCCCGTGATGAACTTCAACTTCGCCGCTGGCGTATTCGGGATACTCCCAGATTCCGCCATTAGATCGGCGTACTCGCGGGCGATTTCGAGCAAACGGGCGTGATCCTCAAGCACAGCAATTTCACTCTCCAACTGCTCGATTCGGGATTGCCTGCGATTACATTCAGCACAAATCGCCATGTATGCCTCACTCGTGCTTCCATTGGCGCGGATCGTAATTGATTCCCAACGCATCGCAGACCTCTTGAGGATCGTTCACGATGCCGAAATTGGCTGGCTCTTCAACCTTCACGCACGTGCATTGAAACCGATTGCATTCTCCGCACTCAGGCTCGATGGAACGCACGTAATCGACTAGCTGCTCGAAGGTCATTTCACCGCAAACGACTAATTTATCGAACCTGGCCCAGATTTCAGTGATCCATAGGATGGGGCAAAGAATGTGGCTAGCGTGAAAAAATTCGCTGGCTTCGACACGGATTTCAAGCCACGGCCACTTCCTGTAAATCGGCCCAGATCTACCCTGCGCCGATATTCCCGCCGCCTGCGCCGCCACTCCCAGCGCGCAATTATTCCAGTCGCCAGCCCTCATCTTGACCAGCGTGCTTCCTAACATCATCGCTTCACTCAGCTTCATAAATCACCTCACTCGTGCTTGTCTCTGATCTTGGTTAACCAGTCGGTCGTTCGTCTGCAATCACGTTCATAATCTCGCCACACGCATCGCCTTCGCCAAACATCATGCGCTTCTGTCCGCGTGGCACCGGAGGCCCGTAAGGTGACCGGCAAACTCTGCGAGTATCCGCATAGCGCGTTAGCCATGCGGACGTTCTTACCTTGCAGACGGGGCATTCCCACGCGACTAACCACGTCTGCGGTCTCGGCGGTGCGATGGGGTCAGTCTTGCGCATATAGGTGACTCGGCAATCTTTTGAGTCGCAGTTGCTTCATCTTGGCGGCTATCTCGGTCGGCGTCGGAAAGAACGTCTGCTCAGGGTCAACGCGGAGTTCCGCTATTGCCTCCTCCACGCTCTGGACCGAGTACCTCACCGCTAACTGTTCGAGGTCCGCCAGATACTCCTCCATCACGTCCGACAGGTCCTGGTTGTGGTATCTCTTCGCTGTCTTGGCGAGGAGGACTCCAAGGGCCTTCAACCCCTCTTCGTCCAAGCGCCTCGCCAACGGCGCGGACGTTGGCGCCAATGCGTTCTCCAGTTGGGCTTGATCTACTCGCTCCATTGGTTGCCTCCTGTGTCACGGTTTTTCCGAATCTGTCCATGGGCCCACCGGCAAAACTGGCGATATGAAACAACCAAGTTGAGGGCCGCGCCCCATGGTTTACCTCTGATCTGAAACGATTTCTGAGAAGGTCTGTGAACTGGTCGAGGGTTATGTGCGGAGCCTCACGGAGGAACATGCCCAACTGCTTCCCTTCCGCCGGGCCCCATGGCATCTCAATCCCGGGATTCTTTGAAGTCCAGTACCGGCCTATCGCCTCTTTGAAAGCGGTGTGCCGTTCATCTGCGATAGCGGTCTTAGTCCGCTCGCGCTTGCCGCGAGAAGGCTTTAATGCTTTTGTATCTGCTATTGCTTCTGATGGCGTTTCACTTTCGTTACGCTCCGTTACAGGTGCGTTACCCTTGCGTTTCTTCTCTCGGAAGCGCCTGACTCGCTCCTTTGTTTTCTCTTGGATATTCACCCGGGTCACAAGCGCCCGGTATTTGGGGGCATTGAGCACCAGCCAGCCGCCCGGTACGCGCTCGATCCTTCGGCCTTCGTTGTCCTGATCCGATGATTCGATGTCGGGCCCCTCCAAGGCTGCGATAGCCTTCTTCGCCTCTGCCTCCGTCACCCGGGCCCGCGTAGCTACATTGCCCACGGCAGCGAAGGGACAGAACCCCGTCTCGTCCATCGCCGCGATAAACGTGATCCAGACAATGCGCGTCGGCGTCGGCTCCAGCCACACTGAGGAGTCGAGGATTTTCGTGAAGATTTTGTTGTACATGTCCATCGCTATTGTAACTCACAATGCGTTACAGTTTGCAAGCAAATTCCTTCCCCGCCATCAGCGCGGAGGGGGGCTACTTCACATTCCACTTGTGGCATTCACAGGAACAGTTCAAGCTGGTGCACTGTCCGTGATTTCGGCGCTTACACTCGGATCGCAGGCCAATAGGCGGCTTAGGTCCGGTTTTTCTCCCTGTTCCCTTTCGGCGATCAGCGCATGCCTGTCCGAGCGATAGCTGCACGTTTGTGCGGACACGGTTCGCGGTGCCCATGCCTGCTCGCGTTGTGCTTACTATCCGCGCCATCTCTCACTCCCTGGCCCGCAGCTTGTCGATGTGCGCGAGCAACGCTTCGATAATGGGCCATGCTGTCTTTCGGTTCTCTTCCGGTGATGGGAAGCAGTCTTTCAGATATTGCCTTCCCTCTGGCACTGATAGGTCTATGCGAACTGCAGGGGTAAGCTGGATGTAAAGGCTCTCGCGCGGCTTGCCGGCATCCGATCGCTGCTTCCTCGTCGCGCCGTTCACTGGCTTCGCACCCTGCGCTGATGCGCCCATTATCGCGCTCACCCTTTCCTTAGCTGCCTCAAGCTGCTCAGGTTCCAACTCATCCGTTACTGGTTGCATAATCCTCCCTCGCGGCGAACCGCTGGTTAGTTGCTTCCGCGTTTGCGTCGCGTGTAGATTTCAGCCAAGCGCGGTAAACAGGTGAGAACGGCTGAGATTTGTGCCCGCGTTGGGCAATTCTTCGCTGGCAACGCGTCCCACAGAAGCAACGCAATCGCTTGGGTGGTAAGGCCGGATTGCTCTATACGTTTCGCGGCCTTTTCCAGATTGAGAACCGACTGCGCAAGAATCTCAACCGCAATCGGCTGCGCGTCATCTTGCTTAACGACTACCTGCTTTGGCTCCGCCATGCTTCCCCCTCCGGCTAGGCCGGGTTACTCCAGTTCCTTGCTCAACTTCGCCAGCTTGTCGGCATCGCTCAAGTTCGCGTTCGCCACGAGCCATGACGCCTGCACGTCGCGTCCCCAGGTCAGCAGCGTGAACAATTGCGCGATGCGTTCGGGCACGTCGAATTCTGGCTGGCGAACAGTGGTAGTGAAATCTGGTTTCGGTTCCGTCGGCGGCGCGATCCCGTTGCTCGCCACAACGCGGTGCATGACCATATTCCGGTCCTTCTTGCGGCGCAGAAACTTGAGCGTGATCGGCATGTCCTCGGTGAGCTCAGGCGATCCCCACACCCGGATGGCCTCGCCCTTCTCGCCGAACCATGTACCAGGCTGCGGGAAGATCGTGATCTTGTGGCCTACCCACGAATGCGGGTCGCCGCCGAACATGCGGTAGAGACAGAACGCATTCGACTTGTTCATCACCCACTCAAATGGCCGCTCGGCAAACTGCACGATCCATTCCGGTTTCGTGGCCTCATCCTCGGCGCTCACCAAGTCCTCACCGAAGATGGCCTTGATGGTCATGGTCACCCGCTTGCCCTTGAGCATGTCCGCTTTGAGAAACCGGCTCGGGTACATCTCGCTGTAGCTGCCCGGTAACGGGCGCTTCACTGCTTCGGTTGCCATATCGTTCTCCTAAAGAACCGTGGTCATCTGCCCCAACACGTCTAGGGCTTGCCGGAAATTTTCACGCAACTGGTCGAGTTGACGGCGAACTTCATCAAGGTCGGAGCGAAGTTCCCCACAGGTACGTTCCAAAGAATCCACTTTGCTATTGAGCGAAGAAACTTCATGTGACTCTGCCTTTCGGTGTAGATCGTTGCTTAATCTGTCGATATCCCCCTGAAGCCTTCCCGTGTCTGTCCAAGGGGCCGAATACGGTCCGCTGCTCATGATTCCTCCACTTCCGCGAACTCTTCGAGCGAGTCCGCCTCTGCCGCTATGGTTCGATTCCGAACTGTTTCATCTCTTTGTGGCGCTGAACGTGATGCACGGCACAGAACCACACAACCTCTAACGGTTTGTCGTAATTCTCATGGTGCGCTTGAGCTTTCTCTCCGCACACCCTGCACGGTTGCCGCGTCACCTTGCCAGCACGAATCGCGTTATTGAGCAAAACCTGGGCAGCATACTTGCGAGGGTTTTTCTCTCTCCAGGTCTTTACGTATCCATTCCTCTTGATTCTCCTAGAATTTCCGGTTCCTCGAAGCCGATCCGCGGCCCGCACCTTTTCAAGATTAGTTCGCCTGTACTCTGCACATTCTTTGAGTACACACTTCTTGCACTTAGCGAACAACCCATCAGCCATGCGGCGGTTCTTGTAGAACTGTGTGGTAGGCTTCTTTGTCCCACAGTCAGAGCATTTCTTTGTTTTCATGGCGCAAGTATACCACAAGTACAAATTCCATTTGAACTATTCGACGGAAAATTCTTCAAGAGAATCCTGCTCGGAAAGAGCGTAGTCTGGAAGGATCAAATCTTCCTCTTGTTCTTGTTCGGGAGGCCAATTTTGTGTCCGTTCGCACTCATCCAGAAGCCGAACAAGGTTTAATTGCTCCTCTCCTCCGAGCGACAACACATCGGGAGTCGCCCGATAGACTGCGCATTCAAAGGGTGGTTTGCTCTCAATCGCAATCCAGCGAAATTTCGGCCTGATGCCGGTCAGGGTTTGGAACCCGCTCACGTAGATTGCCGCCTTGATGTGGTAGCCGAGAGCATACGCCTGCGATCCGAACCGACGACTGGAGCATGAGCGCGTTTTCTTGAGGTCCACAATCGTCGCCGTGTGCGCCGTGCGAATCACCTTGTCCAGCCGTCCCTTCCAGTACCGGCCCGACTCATCGACCCAAAACATGCTGATTTCGTTCTTGCCCTCTTCAACGAGATACTGCCGCGCGGTCGCGCAGTCGTAGACGCCTTCGACTGAATCCGCGACCTCGGCTTGTTCCGCCCGCGTCAGCAGGATCAATCCCTCGTTCGCCTTCTGAAACGCTTCCCAAACCGAACCGCGCCGCACCTTTTCGTCGGGCTTGGTTCCCCACACAGCAATCTTTCCGAGCAGCGGCGGCTCTAGGATCGCGGTATGGATCGTGGTTCCGAGCTTCATCGCGTCAGTAGGCACCTGCGGATTGTCCATCTGGTAGCGGTACGCCATCGGTGAGCGGCGGATGTGAATCAGCGACGATCCATTGAGCGCGTCAACCGCGTCGTACTCCTCAAACGGCATGTGCTCTTTGAATCCGATGAATCGCTCAGCCATTCTCGTCCTCCTCGATCAACTTTTCGCATTCCTCGCAGGTTCGGGAATACTTCACACCGTGCTCGCACTCGTCATCATCGAGCGTGTCCATGGTGAACGGATTCCCCGGCAGCATGGAGTCGTAGACTGTCCGCAGATGATCTTCATTGGGAATTGCCATCGGCGGCCTCCGCAAGCATTCCCTTAGCAATCTCGCTGGCCTGCTTATCGAGATACTGGCTAGCTCGCAGAATCTTGGAACGCACAAATTCTGGTGCGCCGTGATCCCTTGATACCGCTTCCCACATGATCTTCTGCGCTTCCATCAGGTCGCAGTAGGTCTGCTCTTGATTCATCATCCACCTCAATTCACAAAAATCATGATCGTGAAACAGATTGCGGCCAGCGATGCAAGAATCCAGGTCAGCGCGCGGCTCATTTGTCACCGTAGATTGCGGCGATCTTGTCTGCGAGTTGTGCGATCTGCTCTCTCGTGCCAACTATCGAGCCACTGGGCATCAAGATGGCTTCCACCTGCTCCCGCTTGCTCGGAGGATGGGTGAGGGACTTGAGGCGGTTGGCGAGGAGACTCTTAGCTATGCGCCAACGATCCTCGCGTGGCATTTCCCACAAAATTCCATTGATATCCTTCTCTGTCGGCTCTGCCAGCGCCTCCTTGAGCACGATTTCCCTGCAGGCCGCGAGGGCAGCGCGGCCTGCGACTACGGTGTCCTTGCGTTTGCCATCGTCAACGAAGCAACTCTGATCATTGCGCGAACCATCCATGCGGGTCCGCACCCATGCATAAAGGGCTGCCACTCCAATCTCCCGCGCCAACTCATCGTTAATTTCCATCCTCACCCTCCTCGCACTCAAACCAGATGCGGGCGCTCGCGATCTGGAACTCCCGCCTTACTCTCCGCAGGTGCATCATCCACGCCGCCAGCACACCCAACACCAGCAGGAACCCAACCACAGCAAGCATCATTCTCCAGCCCACAAAGGCCCATGCAGCGACGATCAGTTCTCCCGCTAGAAAGATGCTCACGGACAACGCAAGGGGCACAGGGCGCTCAGCTACGGCTTGGGTCATGGCTTCCTCGGTGGATCGGGTACAAACTTAGGCATCCAATGAGAGACTTCCTCGATCAAATAGCCATTTCCATTCTGAGGAAAAAATACCAGCGTGTCGCGCAAAGAATTCTGCGCGTAGCCTTCCATAACCCGATTGTTAACCACAAAATAAACTCGTCGCTGCGGAGCTCCAAACGAATTCTCCTCTCTGAGTTCCGGTAACTGCTCCTTAACACTGATCCACTCGCTCATGGCTGCTCCACCTTTGCCAGGGCGGCGCCAGCAATGCACGCGGCGCAATAAAAATCCTGAGCGTTGGCGCAGCATTCAGGCGATGTGTGATCGTCGCATTCACATGGAGATAAAGCGTGCTCCTGATCCCTAATCTTTTCCAGCGCCTCACGATAATCTGGAGCGCTGGCTATTAGCTTTCCATCTCCTTTTCGATATGCGCCAAATCGTGCATTTTTTCCGTAAGATGGCTGGGACCAATGCGTGCGAGACAACGATGCGATCTGCACCTGATTGCCTTCCCACTCGGCCACAATTGCGCTTCCTTCTGCCACCTTCCACGGTCCCGGCGTGTGCTTCATGGCTTGTCCTTTCCTGCGCGCTGCTCGACTCTCACGCTATTCTTTGGGATGAACTCCCCGCACAGCACGCAGCGATAGAACTCAGGCCAATCCTTCGGCGCTTCCAGTTTGCGGTGTGTACAGGATTTCATCTCGACCTCGTTTGCCGGTTAAAGTTCACCTGGTCCCGCGTGTGGGCCAGCTTGCGCGACACGCCTTCGGCCAGTAGCTTGATCAGAAGTGCGAAGGCGATGAGGGTCATTGATTCACCGCCCCGAAGAACTCATCCACCTTTTCTGCGATTGCCTGCGTGAGCATGAACTCATCGATATAACCGTCCTCTTCGCGCGGTGGATTGCCAAGCAACGTAAACCGCGCCAGCAATCCCTGCGCAATCAAGTTGGCCAACGCTCTGCGATCACCCATGCCAATGTGCATAACCCCTCACTCTCTTATCGAGCCGTCGTCGTTGACGCGCGTGCGAAGCATCTTGATGTAGAAGCGGACGCGGGCGGTAGGCGTTTTGAGCGCCGTGAACCTATCATGTAAGTCATTCGGCCATCGCGATGGATAATCGAAGAGCACGGGAAGCATATTTCGAGTTTTCAGGCCCAGTATCCGCCTTCCGTCCGCGATACAGCGGGAGGTGAATCTCTTGCTAAATCTCTTCGTATGGCAGACTACCTCTTTCGTGAACTGCTCATTGCCAACCGCCATTAGGCGACAGAAACCCGCCGCGCACATCATCGTCCCGCACTCGGCAACGTCCGCGAATACATCCTGGTCATACCGCTTCGCGTTCGCCAGCATGATCTTCTCCAGCTTGTCGATACCACGTTTACTCAGCATTGCTCCCTCCCGCTCAGACTTTGGTGCGTAGCGCGGATTTGACCGCATCGATGATGAACTGGCGGAGACTGACGCCACGCTTGAGCGCCTCCATCTTCGCCGCTTTGTTGAGTTCCGGGGGAAAGGCCCGGACGGCCAATGTGCTTTTCATGGTTTGAACATTACGCTTGCTAATCATGGTTGTCAAGTGTAAAATGATGTGCATGGGAGAATTATTATGAAATGCTCTCTATGTGAAAAGGTCGCTCTCTATCAAGTGGGCAAGCGGGGCTATTGCAAAGACCATCGGGAAAGCGCCGTGAAAGAGCGGAAGACTGCTGGGCGCAGCACCGAAGCGAATATGGACCGGTTCTACATCAAGGGTGATCGCAACTTGGGTCATATCAACATGGCGCGGGGCGGCGGAAGGGTACGGGAGCAGCGCGGGCCGTATCGTGCAGGCCCAATGCTAGCATTTCGTACGACCGCCAATCACCCCCGCCCCAAGGACCCCACGCTCTACCGCCGAGGAAGCAAGAAGAAATGGAATCAAGAAACACGGCCCAAACCGCCAGCTACGCGCTTGCCGTCTGGTCCGCGAAGGTAACCCCCTACGCACGGCGAGCCACGCGGGCGAGGGAGCCGAGGGACCAGGGTTTGCCTGAGCGCGCCATCATGTTCCGGGCGGTCATCTCAGCGCGTGTCTGGTCGAGCGTCTTGCCTTCTGCGCGCAGTTCGCGCATGAGCGTGAGCTGCTCCATCTCGCCAGGGAGTTGTCCATAGGGCTTAGGTCCATCGCATTTGAGGCCCTTGGCGCGCATCCGGTCTTTGGCGGCTTTCAGCTTGAGCGTGATCATGGCGCGGTCGTATTGGGCTAAGGCGCCGAATATCTGTCTGATCAGGACGCGCGAGGGATCTTGGGAACAGAGGTCAGGCTCCATGGTCGAGAGCAGCGTGAATCCGCGTCTCTGCATGTCGGCAATGATGGCTTCCTGGATCATCAGATCGCGAGCCAGCCGGTCCAGCTTCTCGCAGACCACGATCCTGACGCCGTTCTCTTCGAGCGCCGCGAATACCTGGCCCAGCGCCGGCCTGTCGGCCATCTCCATCGTGCCGCTCACGCCTTCATCGGAGAACCATTCAGCTATCTCATAGCCGTTCTTTTCGGCAAACGACTCGATAGCTTCTCTCTGCCGCGGCAAGCCGTCACCGTCGCGCTGCGAGAGGCCGCTGACGCGCAGGTATCCGAATGCCTTAACATGCTCTGATGGGGTTGTCATTGATGGCTCCTCGAAAGCCTGAGATGTGCAGCCGCTACAACGGCCACAACCCCATACTCTCATAGATAAGAGAAATTGTAAAGAGAAATCTAGGGAATTCTGCGAAATTGTGATTCAGACCAGCGCCGGCTGCGTAAGCGCCTGCCGTATACAGTAGGCAATTTGCGCACTATCGGAGCGCCCAACGGCGTTGTGAGTGGCTTAGGGTGGAAGTCGCCGCAAAACGCTAGAATCTCAGCGATTACCTGTGGAAGCTGTTTGTAGATACGCCAATTCTCGAAGCGGATCGTGCGAATGCCAGCCCGGCGCATTGTGGTATCGCGCCGCCTGTCGTAAGCCTCACCGTGCTTGCTCTTGTGGTGCGCACCATCACACTCAACGACCACGCGCGCCGGATAGATCATGAAATCCGCGATGTAGTAGCCGACAACCTCTTGCGCTTTGACCTGAGCATTGAATGGAAACAACGCAGCCAGTAGCGCATTGTGGAGCCTCGACTCAGCCGGCGTCATCTTGCGGCGCATCTGATTTGCCCATCGCTCGATCTTGCTCGCAGCCATTGCCGACATGATATCATGCGGGCGAACTGTGCTCTATGGTAGATTAGTCATGCACTACTATCACGCGAAATGAGAACAATACAATGTCTGGATTCGGGCAAGTGCTTGACATCAAAGAGGATTTGACTCATCCAATCCAGTGCGTTCCCATATACGACAGCGAGTTGCCCAGCGTGCATGAGGCTGCTCGGGTCTATAACCAGCAAGTTTTGGGCGAGAGAGAGCTTAAGGGCCGCAGAACCAAGGTTCGCGTGAGCTTTGAGGGCTGGACTCGCTCTAAGGGCGGACCAATGAGCTACATGCGGTTGCGTGAGAATCACATCGTGCTCTCGTGTCCCAACGCACGCCAAGCCAATGCAGCCATTGAGCTTATACGCAGCGTGTGCAAGCAGCTTGATGGCAAGTTCCTGGCTGAGCCTGAGCAGTTCGCGCATCCTACGAGATAAGAGAAATCCTTTCAAATCATGCGGTTGCGCCCACCTCCGGGGTCAAAACGGGGGGTGGGGCATCGCGATGGCATTAGCTTGCCTCTCACAAAATTTTCTGGTGATCTAGGATTTTGTGTTACATTGTGTTCGTGTGTCCCACAATTCATGTATCAGCGAGGATTGATGAGCGATTGGTGGCGTGGCTGGATGAGGAAGCGCAATCGCATCGCTGGTCAAGATCGCAGGCGCTCTCGTGGGCTTTGGAGCTTGCATCGAACGGATCGGGAAGAAAATTATCCACAGGGAATCGAGATGGTAAACATCCCTCAGGAGCGGAGGCAGGAGCAGGAGGAGCTGGCGCGGGAGTATGAGTGTGCGCGGGTGAGGTTAGCGGAGGCGTGCCGTGACCCGGTTGTGTTCCTGCTGTTGAGCGATCTGGAGTGGCTGGCGAGTTTAGGAGTGAAGTGGTGAAATACGAATCGGAGATTGAGTTGCGCAGGGCGGAGAATAATCCGCATCTATTGCATGAGATTCTGTATTTGGAACGTGAGAACCGGCACCTCCTCCGCCGCATTCTCAGGCATCTTGGCGAGGAACCAACCCCAACCGGAATTGTTTTTCAGGAGATCACCATGCTTCCACCTGTAGCAGGAAACACGCTCGTCTATACCGGAACGCTCGCGCCTGCGGGCGCAGTTTTTCCGGCAGACTCGGGATTTGCCGTCACGTCCAGTGACCCCACCGTAACGCCGGCTGTCGATTCGACCGGGCTAATCGTTACGATTCCCCTGCCTTCGACTTTCGTGGACAATCCGGCTTCGCCGTTCAGCGTTGGATATACCGCGACGAGCGCGAGCACCGGCATGTCGTTGAGCGCGACCATCACGCCGAGCGTACCACCTGTGGTTCCGACAGGCATCACGTTTGTGCAGACGACCTAAGTTCCCCCGCGGCGCGGCTCAGGCCATGTGCTCACCCCGCGCCGCCTCCCCCATGAAAGGCAAGCATGAAGATAGTGACGGCCATACGAGATGCTTTTCACTTCACTTTTGGTGAATGCAATCCAGCATGTAAACATGCAAAATGGATATATGCTTTCATCAAAGAGCCAACTTTAAAGCAAAGGATACTCGGGTTTTTCCACCTGATTTTGTATGCAATGGAAAACGGAGATGCGAATAAATGGCCGAGTTGAAGCGCAGCGATTTAGGCAACACGGCAACCGAGCAGGGCCAGTACGAGAACGGTGCGGATTTCGAGGCCATCAACCGGAGCAGGATGCCGTCTGCCGAGGGCGATCCGATTGAGGCCGATGTGGTCAGGGTCTCGGATGGGATCGAGATTACGCCGCGTGAGCGCCTGGTCCCGCGCAAGTTCTCGATTGAGGAAGGGCCGCGCGAGCTTGTAAAGGCGCAGATGTTCGATGAGCCGGACGTGACCGGGCTTGAATTGCGCAGGGTTAATGGGATTGAGGTCGTGGCCAAAGATGCCCGTGTGAACGAGCTTTCCCGGCCCCGCGAGGCCCTGGTCTGGTACGGCTCTCACTCCGACTACTACCAGGCCATGCTCGGGGACAGGATTCTGGTGAGGAAGGACGTTCTCGAACTGGAGGACGCCTGCAAGCAGTGCCACGGCCGCGGCTACGATGAGGATACCCCCTGCCTCAATTGCGCCGGATCGCAGAAAGTCAAGATTGACATTGAAGGCAACCAGATTGCGTGCCCGCACTGCATCGTCCTGGGTTACGATCGCGAGCAGAAGTGGTCATGCGGCCGGAAACCGTGCGAATCTTGCCGCGGTTCGGGATGGCGTGCCGGGATCATCATTCCCGAGGTCGCAGAATCGAAGCCCATCACGGGTGTCGTGGTAAGCGTGGGGCCGGAGTGCCGGCTGTTGAAGTTGGGTGATCGCGTCATCCACTCGAAGTTCGCCGGCCACGAACTGACCGTCTCCAAGGTTGACTCCTACGTGATGATGGGCGAAAAGGAAGTTCTGAGTATCCTGAAAGCGAGGGTCAGGTGAAAGTCATCTGTGAAGCCTGCACCAAAATTATCGAGGCTCCCGACATTCCCGCGCCCAAGGTCTTCAACTCGCCCACTGTTTCTCTGATCGCCGTCGAGCATCCGCGCCCCTTTACCTGTTCCGAGTGTAGAGCCACGCTGTTTCACGGATGCACGCCGGACAACATGAAGATTTCGATTTTGGGTTGCGTTCTTCCTGCTCAGTCACAGCCGAGTCTCATCGTTCCTCCGAATGGCGTTAAACTGGTGAAACACTGATGAACTCCGGGCCTCATCTCGAAACAACCGACTCCGGCGAATCGATGACCCCGGCGACCGAGAGGCGCATTCGCTATCTCGCGGCTCTGGACTGGAAGGGAATGCCTGCGCATATGGTGCGTCTGGCGCTCGGGCGGATCGACGATCCCAAGGCCGATGCCGTCTCGACGACTACGGTTTGCGGGTATCGGTCTACCGATCTCTATAAGGTTGCGCTCGAAGAGCAGCGTCAGGAATGGCGCGAGCAGATGCTCAAGTTACCTCAGACGCCGGAACTGCGCAAGAAGATTCAACATGCCATGGCGCTTTCGATTGGAGTGGTCATCGACATTCTGGTAGCGGGAGACGATAAGGACAAGCTCGCCGCGGCGCGTCTGGCATCGCAATGGGACGGGCGATTCATGCGCAGCGATAACGACGACGCGGAGAAACCGGCAAACGAATCTGTGGCGCAGGAGATTCTCACTGCCCTCAAGCGGCATCAGGAGACGATTCAGTGAGCGAATGCGTAAGGTGTCGCCACGATCACCAGGCATCGATAAAAGGCGCCGTGAGCCTGCGGTGCGATGTAAATGTATCGCGGCATGAAGGTCAGTATCAAGCGTGCGGATGCGATAACTATGGCACGCGCGAGGCTTACGATAATTTCGTGTCTACTCTTCCCGAGCGTGCCGAGGGGGCCATTATTCCTCAAGGTCTTTCGATAACCCACACTCCTTCCGGTTACTACATTCGCCTGAGAAACTGATGCTCGAAGCCCTGGAGGACCAGTTCGCGCCGATCATCTCGGAAGCTCCCGCGCAACGCTGGCGCGTCCTGCCTATCGCGGAATCAATGACCTCCGAAGCCAAGCGGGTCGTCATCCGCCTGAATGGGTTGGGGTCTCTATTTTATTTCAACAAAGTCATCCTGGGGCATGACAGACTTTCACCCAATCTCCACGGCTATATGTGCCGCGAACTGGAGCAGGATTCGCTCAGGCTCGCCATGGAGATTCCGAGAGACCATTTCAAAACGACGGTAGCTACCGTCTCGGCCCCGATGTGGTGGGCGCTGCCGTTTAACGATCAGGATGAAGAGTACATGCGCGCCTTCGGGTATCGCGACGCCTGGATCAGGTGGATGAGGAGAGCGCATTACAGCTCGACCCGCACCTTGATCGTGAACGAGATCAGGGACAACGCCATCAAGTTCGGCGCGAGAATATCGGCTCACTATCAGAACAATGCCGAGTTCCGCTATTACTACTCCGAAATCATTCCCAAGACAACTTTCGATTTGAAGGGCACGGGTAAGAAAAAGGACAAGTGGAACGCGCAGTCGATGACTCACAACCGCGTCGATGGCGTGTACCAGGGCGAAGGGACGTACAACTTCATCGGCGTCAAAGGCGCTTTACAGTCGCAGCATTTTGAGCGGCAGGTGATCGACGATCCGGTGGGGGAAAAGGCCATCAAGTCCGACATTGTAATGAACGACACCTGCGAGTGGATAAGGAAACTTCCCGGAGCGTTCGACTCCGATCCAGAGGATGCGGACAAACTCGCCGATCAGTTGTTTATCGGAAATCGCTGGTCGGAGCGCGACGTGGGTTCGTTCCTGCGCAGGGAATACGGATCGATCCTGAGATTCATTACTCATGCCGTAACTGGCGGCTGCTGCTCGCTTCATCCGTCAGGTCAGCCGATTTTCCCGGAAGAGTTTTCGCTCGAAAAAATCTCCGGCCTGAGAAATATTTGGGGATCGTACCACTTCTCCTGCCAGTACGAAAACAATCCCATAAGCCCGGAGGCGGTCAGGTTCAAGCGGTCGTGGTTACGTCATTACCAGCGCGTTCCATGGGAAGGTCAGAAGATCACGGTTGCGAACTCTCAGCAACTCGGCATGAATCCCAATCTTACGTCGAGGGAGATCGAGCAGGACCGGGCCGAAGCTGCGGGGGCGATTCCGGTAAGACTCAAGATGGCGATGAGGCATGAGACACAGGCCGGGGAAGTTCTGGAAGACATCAGGGCCGGAGATTTAGACCGCGTAGCGATTCTCGACCCGACGCACTCAGAGGGCCTGGGAGGACGGTCGAGAAATGCGATTGTGGTTTTGGGCTATTACAATCGCCCGCCGGCTCCGAGGAGAATCTATTTGCTCGAATCGTGGGCATCGTCCGGAAGTTTCGACGAGATGATCGACAAACTGGTAGGGATCAGACCGGGAGCGAGGGGATTGGCCGTCAAGTGGAAGGTCCACCACGTCTACCTTGAATCGAAGGTTGCAGGTCAGCAGGGATGGTACTATCTGTTCCGCGACAAGCTGAAATCGATGGGGCCGGAGGCGTCGTTCGGCATCAGAGAATTGAACACTCCTAGAACCGCCGGGGCCAAGCATGACAGGATCATCGGCATGGAGCCAGTCTATGAAAACGGTCTGTTCTGGGTACCGAGAGTCGGCTGCGAGCAGTTCATGGAGGAATATGAACAGTATCCCAATGGCCGATTCATGGATATACTTGACGTGATCGGCTACAGCCCACAGACTTTCGGGCAGGGTTCGAGGCTCGGCGCAAGAGACTTTGTGCGCGAGGAATTGAAACGCCGTTCGCAGACGATGCAGAACATCTCCGTCGCGGGGTACTGATGCCGCTTCCCGTTGAACTTCCGGTACAGAAGCAGTGGTCGAAGGACTCCCTTACCTACAAAGACATCGAGAAGTACGTCTCCGAGCGGCTTGAAGGTCTCGTCCAGCAGCTTCGCGATTTGAGAGAGTCGAAGATCACGCAGTGGAGACGTGTCTACACCGGACAGCCGAGAGAAAAATACAAATCGTTCCCCTGGCAGAATGCCTCGAATGTGGTTGTCCAGCTGGTGGGAGCGTTCACCGACCAGATGCTCGCCAAGTGGCTGATGTCGATTTTCGGAATGGACCCCCTGTGGGAAGTCGGAGTCATCGGCAACTGGAAGCGCGAAGAGCACGCCGAAGAGCAGAGGCAGGCTCTTCAGGATTGGCTTGGCTTTACGGGAATGGAACCCGGCTATTTGAATCTGATTCCCAAGTACCAGGCATGGGGATCGACTGCCATCCGCTACGGCATGGGTGCGATCAAGCTGATGCCGGAAAGGACGGTCGAGAAAGTCGCCGCCAGTCAGTCCGATGGCGGGATTGTGTTCGAGAACTTTACAAGACACGATGGCCCGGTTGCCTATCCGCTATTGTTCGAGGATTTTTTGATTCCTCTCACCGTTTCAGAGATCGAAAGAAGCCCGTTCACCGCGCAGAGAGCCAGAGTCTCGCGTTTCGATCTTGAGATGATGAAGGCCGACAAGACCTACGACCGCGCGGTGATTAGCGAATTATTGAAGACTCCCGACAGGCAGGGACCGGAAAAGACCGAGCAGGACATGCAGCGCGATCAGGGAATCCAGTCGGGAGCCGCAGGAGGCAATGCCGCTGCCGAGTGGGATCTGTACGAGTGCTGGTTCCCTTATGTTGTCCAGGGCAAGAGATTCCAACTGATCTGGACGTATCATTTGCAAACCAGAAAGACATTGAAGGCTGTTTTCAACTGGCTCCCGGATAACTCGATTCCCTACGTCAAAGCGGTTTTGGGTTATGACGGCGAACGCTCTTACGGGTTCGGCTTTTGCGAGATGCTCAAGGACTACCAGGAGGAAGTCTCGGCGATTCACAACCGCCGCGGCGACGCTTCGACGCTCGCCAACTGCAACATCTACAGGATCGGCGGCGGGACGCAGGTCGATTCGCAATTCTCGGTTTATCCGAACGCCATCTGGCCCGGAGAAGATGGGTCTTTAGAAGTCATCCCCATGGGCCGCACGGCGAACGAGACCATCAAGGATGAAATGATGACCCTGCAACTGGCGCAGGACCGCGCGGGCATCGGCCCTTCATCCGCCGGTCAGGGATCGGGGACGGTCAACAAGAAAAATGCATACTCGGCCATGGGAACTTACGCCGTCATGCAGGAGGGCGATACACGGTCGAATTTGTCGAAGACCGGGTTCAAGCACGCGCACTATTGTTTGGGCAGGTTAAAGACGATGTACGACGCCGAGTTCGGTATCAGCCCAAAAGACCTGAGAATCTTCGGCGAGCAGTCGAAGTACCTGAAAGAGGCTTTGGAAAACGTGAAGCAGCGCAGACTTGCTTTGCCGATTCGCGCTGCAACCGGCTCGATCAATAAAGAAGTCGAGAAGCAGAATGAAATGCTTCTATTGAACAATCACCGGGCGCACTGGCAGCAGCAGGCGCAGATCATGCAGGCTCTTCAAAGTCCTATGTTGTCTCCCGACCAGAAAGATTATCTGTGGCAGACTTTCATCGCCGCCAATGCTTTGATGGCGAAGATCGACAAGGATTTCGGCATCAACGATCCATCGATCATCAACCCCACTCCCGCATCGGCAGAGGCAAGGTCGATGGCCGCGCACGAGATGGCGAAGCATGCGGCGGCGCAGGAGATCGCGCAGATGTTGAGGTCGGGCGCGTTGCCGATGCAGCCGCCAGGCCAGCCGCAGTTACCGGCTCAAGCTGGTAGTCAACCACCACAGGCACCGCCGCAACCCGCACCGGCTGAGGGAGCGCCGATTCAATGATTTGGAAGGTAAGCGAATTTTTCGCCATTGACGACGCTTTAGTAGGTCAGGTCGATGCCATCGAAAAGACTTGTTTCAACGACGCCAGCCGTTTCCCTACGGAAGAAATCGGGGACATTCTTAAGCGCAGCCAAATTCGCGGCGGAATCTATGACGGCGAAAAGTTAGTTGGTTATTGCGTGGCGCGTTATGCCTTCCGTGTCGGTTATCTTTACTCAACTGCCGTACTTCCTGAATATCAGGGAAGGGGGCTGGGGAGGATGCTTCTTAATTGGCGTCTCGACGAACTGGAGCGCAATAATTGTCGCGTCATCCAGGCTCACACAATGCTCGATAACATTCGGAGTGGCGCGCTGCTTAACAAGGCCGGATTCATCCCGGTCCAATACGTGCCCGATTTCTACGAGGACAACGTGGACGCAATTCTCTGGTGCAGATCGTGAGACGCCTGATTTTTTCATGGGAATGGGTTTCGATCACCGCCGATGATTTTGGCATGGAGAACTGGTACAGCTAATGAAGAATGAAATCGACTTCGCGGAACTGCTGCAAAAGTCCGGATCGAAAGAGTGGAACGAGGCCATCGCATCGCGTCTTGAGTCGATGAGAGTCTATCTGTCTCAGGACGAGTGGAAGAAGGGAATCGACCCGTATCTGCGGGGGATTTTGGCTAACGGCATTCAGAAAATGCTCGGCGAAAAGTGTGAAGTGAGGGATGTCGATTACCTGCGTGGCATGGTCGCGTGCGCGAAGATCATTCTGGCTCTTCCCGGATCGGTCGAGGGTCAAATCGCCGCCGAACAGGGCAAGCAAATGGCATCAAAAGACCGTGGTGCTGCCGGGTACTAGAAATAATAGACTTGACACCATGAACAAATCGTTGTTTGCTATCAAATCAGGGGGTAACGGATGGCGTGGGGCAACAATAAGGGTGTTTCAGCCGAAGAGATACTCGGCATGAAGCCGGAAGATTTGAAGTCGAAGCTCGACTCCGCCGCCACCAAGGAAGACCTCAAGGCGGCGACTGATGCCGTCGATGGGTTGAAAGGCTCCCTCGCCGAGATTCAAGGCGCGCTGGCCAAATTAACCAAAGGCCCTGACCCCGTACCCGACCCCGCCGTTCTCGCCGACCAGAATGACCCCACGACACAGGTTTTGACCGACCCGGCAGGATTTGTTGCCCGCGCCACGGCCGGAACGCAGAAGACGGCTCTTGAAGCTCAAGCTGGTTTGATGGAGATTCGCGCGCGGCAGGAAAATCCCGGCGTCTTCCAGAAATTCGGTGCTCAGTTGCTTGAGTCTGCTTCAAAGTTCCCCGCCGAACAGAGAGGCACTGCCGGATTCTGGCCGTGGATGATCCGCACCTTCGTCGGCGACAAATACATGAAGGGCGAGCTTGAAGGCGGTTCTTATCCCTCTCTCATGGGTGGATCGAGCTTCGCGCCGAATGCGAGCGGGGATGTGACGGACCCGAACAAGGGATTCGATCCGGAAGTCGCGGCGCGGTTGAAGGAGCGCGGCATTCCACTCGACAAGGCCGCGGCAATCAACAAGCTGATGGCCGTCGATGGAGAGCCAATCGATATCGAGCGTTACAAGGCGGCGGTGAAGAATGTCGCCTAAAGACACCATCGACCCCAAAGAATTACTCGCCCAGGTCAATGCCAGCACCGTCTCAGCCCCTCAAGGCATTCCCTCGCACGCTCCCGGCGCCAGCGAAAAGCCGCAGGACGGAGCATTTTTAGGCGGCGACGGGCGGATGCTCTACAAGTACACGCTCGACGGCGAAGTAGTCATTTTGCCCAAGCCAATCGAGAAGATGACGGAGCAGGATTTCTACAACCTGCCGGTCAATCTCGCCGATCTTTCCTCGGGCCGCCTGCCTCAAAATCTCACCGTCATCTTCAAAGACCCGCAGTGGGCCGGTCACTGGTTCAACTGCAAGGCCCGCGATGGCCAGAGAGTCAATGAAGCCCGCGCGCTCGGATTCATCCCGGCCAAGGTCGAGGATTGCGAGTTGGTCGCCAAGAACATCAACGATGACGATGGCTGTATTCGCGAGGGCGATCTGATCCTGATGAAGATTCACAAGGCCAAACTCTTCCGCAAGTACGCTCAATGGATGGAGATGGCGAAGGTTCTGGGCGGAAAATCCAGCTACATGAGCAAGGCAGAATCTCAGATCGGCGGAGCGGGTGATGGCAAAGTCGGCTATTACTACACGCCACAGGCCAGCGAGTTCTCAGGCGTCGGCCCGGTAACGATGATTCCGACAAACGGATAGGAGCACACCATGGCAGTCGGTCTTTCTACGCATCTTCCCATGCAGGTCGTTTCGACGATCAGCGGCAACCAAGAGAAAATCTTCGATTACCTCGAAGCCTCTGGACAGACCTGGCAACCGGGCACGCCCGTGCAGAAGTCCACTTCCGGCGGAACCTCCGGCTACATCATCGCCTCGACGCCATCGAACGGATCGACGCAATTGATCGCGCTCGGCGTGACGGCCTTGAAGGGCAGGAATTACGGCACAAACGGTGCCGGCGCGTCGCCGCTGTTCGGATCGACTGGCTATCCCGGCGCATTGGGCGCGGTGCAGGATGTGGTCAATCAGCCGAACGCCTACTCGATTTACCATGGCGCTCCGTTTGCCGATGGTCTGGCGGTGGTTTACGTCGCCACGCTCGACACCATCTTCGAGATCCAGGTCGATAACTCGACTGGCTCGACCTACAACGCGACGACCTCGCTGATCGGTTCGACTATCGCGTTGAACAAGGATGGCAACGGCTGGTGGTATGCCGATCTGGCAGAAGTCAACGCGGGATCGTACAACGATGTGAACGTGGTGGGGATCAACCCGCTCGATCTGGTCGCAGGATCGACGACCACGCAGCAGAACTACGGCCGCATCTGGGTTGTGTTCAACACGGCAGTAATTCAGGGATTGCAGTAACGGCTTTTGATGCCGGGAGGGTACTGAAGTGACCATGGTGAGGAATCAGTTCTATCAAGCTATGTCAGTTGACGTAGCACACAACTTCATCGAGTTTCTCGATCTCCAGCAGCGGCGTGTGGAGTTTCGCGGGATGATGAATGTTCTGCCCTCCAAGAAGGCTTACGAGGACGCCGTTCACTATGCCGGAACCGGCCCCGCGCTGCCGAAGAACGAAGGCCAGCCGGTCTACTACGATTACCTGATCCAGGGCGGCACACGGCGTTACATCCATCAGACATTCGGCCTCGGCGTGCGCATGAGCTACGAGCTGATGCAGGACGACCAGACCGGCATGATGGAGCAGTCACCCAAAGGTCTTGTGCAGGGCCACATCTTCGCGCAGGAGCAGACAGCCGGTAACGTCTTCAATCTCGGCTTCTCCTCGACCGGAACCATCACCGATGACGGTGTGTCACTATTCAACAACCAGCATCCCCTCCTCGGTGGTGTAACGGCGACCAATATCGCGCCGGGCGTAGGCAACTTCTCTACCGCGGCGGGCACTTACCCGAACCGCCCCGCAACGGACGCCGATCTGAGCTTCACCGCTCTTCAATACGCGACCATGACCTTCCAGCGCATGCCGAATGCCCGTGGCATTCCGGTTGCGACCAAGCCCAAGCACTTGAGGATTCCGCCGGAGCTTGAGTACATCGCAATCGAGCTTCTCGGGTCGAGCGGCAAGCCCTACACCTCCGACAACGAAGTCAATGCGCTGGTTTCGGCCGGCCTGACTTACGATGTGGGCCACTACTTCACATCTCCCTCAAACTGGTTCCTGACCGGAAACAAGGACGAGCATCGTCTGATGTTCTACGAGCGCCAACCGATCTACGGCGACTATGACCGGGACTTCGATCAGCAGGCTTTGAAGTTCCTGGCGATTTCGAGATTCTCAGCCGGGGCCGATACCTGGATCAACACATTCGCTTCGGAAGGGCCGTAAACCATGAGCTTCGGCAAGGGCTGGCCCAACAAGTTTCTCGGCGATCATGGAGCCTATGCGTATTGTTTTCGCTCAGGCATCAAGTCGAATCTGGACGACATGATCTGGGAACAAGGAATGCTGGTCAGCCCTGAGTTTTCTGACACGGTGACAGGCGGAAATTTCGGATTGCTCGGTTCACGCGACGCAGACATTGCGAGGCATATTTCGCAGGATACAAGTGATCTTCAACCGCACCCGAAGCTGAGCGAGCCTAACCAGCCGGACGAGGATGTGGAGTATTTCTGATGCAGAATTTGAAGTCATTGTCGAATCTCATTACCAAGCCGGTGCTCGGCAGAAACGATGACACTGGTGCGCTTGTAGGAAAGCCACAGACGGAGATTTATTCCTACGAGGATGAGATGAAGACCATGATCAACCAGATCGACGAGGATCATCGCAAAGTCCTGAGCAGAGAGCTGCTCACGCCAGCGAAGCAGTCGTAACGAAACCTCAACTAACCCATGTGCCGATCCTAACGGACGGTGGGAGGTAAAAATGAGCAGGACGCAGAAGCGGTGGTTGCAGGATCAGGGGATGGTGGATGGGGTTATTCCCATCTCCGTCCTCGGCATGACTCCCACGACCGGAGCATTGCCGGTTACATTCTCCTCAACGCTCGGCCTCATCGGCACCCCGACTGCCTCCGCAGCGAATGTTCTCCAGATCCCGCTCGACAAACTGGTCTATCGCTCCGGCATGCAGGATGATTTGCAGGAAGCATTCGGCGCGAGCATTTCGACATTCACGACCACGCCGCCTCCGGGTGCGCGCGGTCAGGCATCTCCTCCGGCTACGTTCACGACTCCTGCCGGCGTATCCGGCCCTCCTCCTTTCACTGGCGTCACGCAATTCACTCCGGTTACTGCCGCACGTCCTAAAGGCATCCAGATCAACTCGGTGACGTTCAACTATCTCATCACCACCAACGCTGCGACCGTCAATACAGTGGGCGTGATCGATTTCGTCTATGCAAATGCGACGGCGGTGGTAGCGAACACGCTGCTCGCGGCGGCAACGAATGGCATGCAGACCGCGGCGGCGGCAACGCCCTATGCAACGACCGTACCTTTGACTACTCCGGCTTACCTGACCGCCCAAGATCATCTGCCGGTCATTACCTGGGCGATCACTCCCGGAGCTGGTGGAGTTTCGATTTACGGCGTAGCCTTGAACTGCACGTTCAACTTCAACTAATGGCGCAAAAAGGCAAACCATCGACCGCTCACGAATACGGCGGGGATGGTGCGTGCATTCACTGCGGGATGTACAAGGTCAACGTCGAGAAGTTGCAGCACGTATGCACGGCAGCGAGAGAAGCGGCTGAGGACGCCAAGAATGGCAAATGACATCAAAGCATGGTATCATTACCTATGCCAAGATGGCCTAATCAGAAGCTCGTCGAGACTTACCCGCGCCTCAGTGTTGAAGCGACGGAACGGAAGCGCGCATCGTCGAGGAAGCGTGTCGCCCAGTGGCGGATTGACAACCCGGAAAAGTATCGACAGCAGTATCTCGCCTATCAACATCGAAACCGTGACAAGATATTGGCTGCGAATAAAGACCGCAGAAAAAGAAATCCGGAGCCGTACAAGAAACATAGCCGCCGTGCCAATCTCAAGAAGAATTTTGGAATCACTCTTGAACAACGTGATGCGTTATTGGATCGACAAGGTGGTGTGTGCGCCATCTGCGGATCACATGAATCCGAGAGGGCACTTCACGTCGATCACTGTCATTCAACCGGGTCTGTTCGGGGCATCCTATGCCATCGATGCAATACAGGCATAGGCATGTTTAGGGACAACATTGAGTTTTTGTCATCAGCAATTCAATATCTGGGGGGTGTGACATCGCCAACGATATAAGCTCGACCAACTGGCGTTTAGATACTGCCCCTTTCACGTCCGCAACCATGACCCGCGTGAAGGTGACGAATCTCAACATCACCGAATCGACCGCAGCGGATCATGTGGTCATCAAGGACTTGAACGGCAAGACGCTGGTGGACTGGACTGCCGATGCGGGTACGCTTGAGTACCGCGTCGGGCCGCTCGGATGGGTGAATGGAATTGTGATCGCATCGGGCGGATTGGGTACCAGTTCCGTAGTCACAATCTCGGTTGGCGGAGGCAGGTAATGTGGGCGGCTACACTCAGAAGCGTCCAGTCGGCTATCTTGAATGCGACTACAATCAACCCTGGCCTGGCCTTGTAACCTCCGCACCTTCCTCGCAGATTCCCTTCGGAGCTTGTTCTTCCTGTACGGCAATGGCAGTTCGCGGGCGTCTCCAACCAGCGCCCGCACTTTTTAATCCCCTCGGGACAACTCTCACTGTCACTCTGCCCACCTTAGCCGCTGGCGAGAACGTGTGCGCGTTTGGAAACCTACAGCAACCAGGCGCGCAACAAGGTCCGACCGTCATCATCACGAATTTCGCGGTCTACCTCGATTACGTCAATCCGGCGACGATTTCCGCGCAGAAGACGTTCTCGAAGATATTCACCTTCCCGACTCCCTATCCACGTTATGCGCGATTCGGCGTGTGCGTCATCGGCAACACGCTCTATTTTTCATCGGCATCGCAGTTGGGTCTCTATGCTTTGAGGCCGACATTTGCCGTCGCATCGGTTGAAGTCTTGAATCCGGGCGGATATTTTACGTCAACCCCGACAGTCGTTTTCTCGGACGGCGGCGGGACCGGGGCTGCTGGATTCGCAACCGTCGCGGGAGGAAACCTGACCTCAGTCACCGTAACGGCGGGCGGGACATATATCTCTCCGCCTATCGTGAACCTCAATGGCGGCGCAACCTTCCCTCTTGAAATCACGGGCCAGATTGCGGTAGCGGCGGGAATTCTTTCAGATAATCCTAACGGATACACCGTGCAGGAGATCAGCGCCTATACAGGCGTGGCGGGGATGAGTACGGGGGTCGTAGGGGGGACGGACTACTCGGCTCCGACCGTTGCCTTCATCGGCGGAGGAGGTACGGGAGCTTCTGCGACGGCGGTTCTATCGACAGATGGACTGGGATCGATTCTCGCCATCGTGATGAATTCTTTTGGGCAGAATTACACGTCTGCCCCGACAGTCCAGATCATCGACCCTACCGGATCGGGAGCGACTGTTCCAACTCCGGTCTTTTTGTTTAACGGCCTGCCCTTTATCGGCGGGGATTTCATGGAGTCGATCAATGGGCGGCTGGTTCTGGGAAACTTGATCGGCGGCGACGGAAATTCGACCACGACCATCGCATTTCCAAATCTGGTTTTGAATGGAGCCGGATATACGGGGATTCCTTCAGTGGACATCGTAGGAGGAGGCGGAGTCAACGCTTCAATCTACGCCACGATAGGAACGGGGTCGCAGGCTGGCCAGATCATACAAGCCAACATGGGAGAGTTGCTGACCTTTACCGGCATCATCACCACAGGCACCAACACCATCACAGGCGTATCGAATATCTCTGGCGTGCAGGTCGGCATGGTGCTGGCCGATTTTTACGGGATTCCGAATTCGCCCGTGACGACTGTGACTGCGATCAATGTGAATCCC